CCCATTCCATACACCTGTTGCTGTAAAACGGTCAGCATTTGTTGTGCCATTTCTGCGTCATCGCCACCCTCCACAATAATATTGTTGAGTTCTTTCATCATAGCAAATTGTACAGCAATGGGGTGGGTTTCCAACTGCTCAATAATCTTCTGTATCCGCTCATCATCTGGCTGTTGCACGCCAAGGTAATCTTCCATAATGCGCCTTGCAGATAAGAAGGCTGCCGCTTGTGTTGCCATAGCGTGGTTGCGCACTCTCTCATTCGGAAACTCTGGCTCAATCTTACAGCGTACATGATAGCCAAGCAGGTCAATGCCAGGGATTATTTCTGCAAAGTCCACTCCCCGATTATGTCCGTACATTTCAAAGCTGGCATCTATGCCGAACTCTTTTACCAAATCCAACCACTGCCTTGCTGACCAAGTCCATAAATTCTCTAAATGGGTAATGGCGGTGGTAAGGCGCAGTCTGTTCTGGTCGCCTAATTGGGATAATGCATAACCAGAGATACCACTTGGACCTTGTCCGTACATTACATCGCTAAAGCCTGATTGTTGAATACGGGAGCGCAGTAATTCCACATGCCGTTCAAAATCAGGAGGAGTGCCTTCCCATCTTGGGAAACCTGCATCCTCATCCAATCCCAGCGAAACACTGCGACCTACTGCGGGGTCAATCTTGATAGGGCGTTTATCCCTTGTACGGATAATCATAGGAAGGGAACTGTAGGTTTGAAGCAGTTTCTTCCTCATATTAATAGTATTCTCTAACTCCATAATAGTATGTTCGGCAGGGGATAAAATGCTGTGCCACATCTTGCTGTCCTGCATAGAGGTAGGATTGTAGAAGTTTATCTTGTAGGGCAGGTCATTATAGCCTTCCATTACACGCAGTTCTGATAACATCTGGTTTTCAAAGAGCTGGGCGTTGCGTACTACCAGTTTGCGTTTGGCTTCCTTCAACTGCTCGGCGTTTTCAATTTCCTCTCCACTCTCAATATTCTCTACAACTGTTTCAATAGCCAAATCCCAGTAATCTATAAACTCGCCTTTGAGGTCTATCTTCTCGGTTTTGGTCTTGGTTTTATACTGCTTTATCTCTACATCATAGGTCTGCTCTATATCATATATGCTCATATCCTCTTTGCGGGCAATCATCAGCCAGCGTCTAGGTCCACCAGGGAGCACAAATATCTTCAGTGGGTCAATCACATCCACCCGCAGGGGCAGTTCGTAAAATACCTTTTCCTCTATAAACTCCCCATTCTCATCTACATCTACATTGCGGATTTCAAAACAACTGTCGTGTATATCCGTATCCCAACGGGAATACAGACAACTGCCTCCATCACGCACAAAATTAATATGCGTTTCATACTTCAAATCCGCCTGAGAACGGTCTGAATTAATATCTATCACGCCCGCAATAAATTTCTCTATCAGGCTGGACTTCCCCTGTTCGTTGCTGGATGGGCGCAATCCCTGTGCCCGCCACACAAACTCATTGGATTGCAAAATACCAACAGCCAAATCTACGGTGTTGGTATAGGTGGGGTCAACATATCTATCCTCGCCTGGCTTCGGTTTCTTCTCATAATGGTCAAACGAATAGCGTCTGCGCCACCTGTCAATGTTCTTGTGCCAGCCAACCGAAAAGTCTTTTGCTAAATTCAAGCGAATAAGAATATCGCTTATGTCCTTATAATCTTCTGCCATATCTCTCCTTATGTGCGCAGTTCTAACGGCAACTTACTCTGGTCTTGATTTGACACACTATCCCAAGCGGAAAGTGAGCCAAACGGCGACTCAATCACAATAGGCTCACCAATAATGTCTATAGATTTGGTGGCTCGGTAAGTTGCTATCGCCAGCGCAATGGAAGCATCTATCTTCTTGCCTGCCATACGCCGATTTGATTTGTCCTTTACAATACGAAAGCCCCGACTGGTATGGACAGCCACAGCGTTCTGTAGATGTTCCTTAATGTCTGGGGCTGGATATGCCCATAAATTACCTGCATATAATAGGTCATATAAGTTCTGGGATGCGGCAACCATGCTGGATTCCGCCTGTGTAAATTCATTGGTGGGAAGCCCCATTCTATCTAATGAGGTCATTACCTGTACCAACTGTGTTGGGTCATAAGATAAATCCTCTATCCGATATATCTTCTTCTGCTCTAATATGTAATCTTCAATTACTTCTGGGGAAAGCACATCCCCTGCTACGGGTGTCCAAATCTTGTGGAATAATACAATAACTTTGCCGATAGCCGAATCAACCGTTACTCCCACAATGGCGGTACAGTCGTGCTTCGTGCCACCATCAACCCCAATATATACAGGATAAGTGCGGTAGGGATGCTCCTTCCATAAATCCGCAGATTGCTCAAAATGAGTTTCGGCAGCCTCCCACAGGTTGATGGGGATAAATGTTTCGTTGGAAGTTACCCAGCGATTCTCATGCAAACGCAGATAATTGGAAGGGCGCATTACTGTATATTGAGAATCGTAATATTCGTCGGTGACCCAAGGCATACGTGGCTCGTGATTCCAGTAACAAAAATATGCAGTGCCATTGTGATAACAGGGAAGCGGGTCTAGTTCTTTGACAATCTCACCCTTACCCTCTGGGTCTTCCTCTTTGCTAACTGACTCTAAATAAATATCATGTAGTAAATTAGATTCACCTAGAAAGCCCGCATAAGAAGCCACGAGTCTTAAAGATTCGGGAACAGTAGGAATATCGGTAAGTTCTTCCCATCTTCTATAATCATCCTCCGAAGTTCCTCCCCACAATTCATCAAATACCACTAGCCCGTGGCGGCCTCCAGCATTGGAAGTATAATTCTTAGTGAGAATGATAATGGTTGTGCCATTATCCAACTCAATGCGACCTTTATATGGTTTGGCTTTTTCTGTGTGAGTATAATGAAAGCGCAGGTCTTTATAAATTAGTCTGGCGGATTGGTCTTCAGAATTTGCACAGATAAATATCTCGCTGTCGGGGGGTGCCATCTCCGCATACCAAGCGGTAATGGCTGCACTTATCGCTGTTTTGCCTGATTTTTTGACGTCAGATAATATTACTGTAGTATAAGGGAATTTGCCTTCTTCATCCTGTCGCAGTGCAAATTGAAGAATACGCTTCCAATGGTCGGCAAGAAATAGTTTGCCTCTTCCTGTGTACTTACCTTTTTCAAAATCCCATGCATTATGTATCCAAAATCCATGCTCGGGGGAATCTGTCCAATCTACGAAGGGGAGGTCAAACTTTGCCATAAGCGGGTCGCTAACCTATTAATTATACCATAAAACTCCTAAAAAGTCAAGGGTAGAAACCAACATAGTATTATTTGTGTATAGATAATACCTTATTTATGGTATTATCTATACATGGAAAGTACATATTTAAAAGCATCAGCCCCCCAATAAAATAAGTGTGGGGGGCGTCAGACCTTTATCTACTCATGGTAGATAAGGATTAGGGGGCGGGTTTTACGCCGCCCCACGGGGGATACCATCCATGCGTCTAGCGCATCTTAGTATCCATTTAGGCGTTCAGGTCGCTCTAACTGTGAATCCACACGTTAGCCCTCAATGCGCCTAAGCATTGGCGGATAATTGTGTGCCCGAAGTCCGCCTCTCGTGAACATGGGTAGCACACCTTGTCGAAGCCCATGCGGAGTTTATGGGGCAGACCATCCGAACTGCCCCGCGTTTTGTTTTATGCGCATTATCCGCAACAGCTGTTTCGCTACAGCTTCGGTTTTATTATGCTGGGTGTCGGGATTCTACCGAAGACATTTGAGCATTGTTAAGAGGCTTCTCAGGGCAACCTGCGCCAGCTCCCCTCGTCAGGGGTTTTTATAATGACCCGTCTCGGTGCGCGTGCTTGCAGAGGCGTGACGGGTTCTGTTAAATTAATTATACCACATTAATAAATAAATGTCAAGGGGCGAAGCAACCGTTACTTACGAATACCACCCTGCTTGATTCCACGGATTAATACGCCAAGTTCAGATACAGAGGTGGTGGGCTTTACAATTCCGCCCCGCTTTAGTTCCTGATACACAGCACGGGTTTCTCTATCACAGGCGTCCCACCATTCCAGATGTTCTTCAAATATCTCTACCGTACCCAGACCAGAATCAAATGACACATACGCCCTATTCATTCCGCACCATATTCATCCTCTATTTCTCGCCACATTTCTTCTTCGGCTTCCAATTCCGCCAGAGCTTCGGCGGCGTCCTCCAGCGTATTACATTCCTCATAGATAAACATCTCTTGGTCACCCGTATCAAATTCCACCACCTGCCAAGTGCCGTGGGGAGTGCGTTGTATGCTTGCCATATTATCCCTCTTTGTCCAGTGCCACTTTGAGCCGATTAACCAGACTGCGCGCTCTGGCTTTTGTAGCATCATCCCCACTTGCATTTGCCAGCCAGTTCAACTTGCGCATTACTTTGGCTCTATCTTTTCTAGCGGAAGATAGGAGTTTCTCGTAGTTCGGGTAACCCAGTTTGGTCAGGCTGCCCGTCTGCGCCTCGCTCCATATCTTGTTCACCTTCTTCTTGGTTAGTTCGTTCTTTGCCATCAGACACCTCCTGCTCAATCAGGTCTGCCAGCCAATACTTGTTGAAAGTAAGTTTAGTCATTCTATCTATTATACCACACTTTTGCGATTTTGGCAAGGGTCAGCACCCACTATTCTTCTACCCAACCATTCAATCACATTAACAGTAACAGCATTGCCGAGCTGTTTATATCTCTGTGTATCCGAGCATATATCTGTCCAATTATCGGGAAAGCCCTGCAACCTCTCACATTCAAGGGGAGTTATAAATCTTATTCCGATATTATCTTCAATAAGTTTTGCCCCTCCATGTAATTCACCATCCCCTCTTGCGCGTAAACTCCCGATAACGGTTGCTCTTTGCTTTTCCATTTTGACATTCTCAATATTGTTTGTTTGCTCAAATAATACTTCTGCGGAGCATCCGCTTCCAAGACTTCCGACAATGAACACTCGTCTGCGTCTTTGGGGTACTCCAAAGTATTGAGAGTCAAGTATCCTCCAACACACGCCATACCCGAGTTGAACCAGCGTTTGAATGATGATGGCAAAATCTTCCCCTTTTCGGGAGGAGAGTAAGCCTGGCACATTTTCAATGACAACCCACTCTGGTTTAAGTTCCTCAACAATTCTTGCAAATTCAAACCATAATCCGCTCCGCTCTCCATCCAGCCCCTTGCGCTTTCCCACCACCGAAAGGTCTTGACAGGGGAATCCCCCACAGATAAGGTCAACTGGTTCAAGGTTGTGTTTTCCGACTTCTCTGACATCTTCATACCTCCTTACATCTTTAAATTGTTTTTCTAATACCTGCGCGCAGAATTTATCAATCTCAACCTGCCAAGCACTCTTCATTCCTGCCCGCTCAAATCCCAAATCAAATCCACCTATTCCTGTAAATAAACTTCCAAACCTCATTGCCCTTTTCGCTCTCCTATCTCTTTTATCCTTTGATTGCCTGCCATTTCTACTTCCATAAAGCAGTCCACGCACATCTCGGTCTGGTTGCCCCATGCGCCGACAGATATAAACTCCATCCCTATATTCCCGCACACCCCGCACTGCACAGCGTAGTCTTTGATGACAAGGGATATTGTGCCGATTATTGTTTTCTCTTCCATATTTATTTTGTAAGATATTTGTCTTTTACTATTCTTACTGATGCCTGTTCTTTTAAATAAGAATAAGACAAATCTAATCCTACCCCATATCTTCCAAACTTATTCGCCACCATTACCGTTACTCCGCTACCTACAAATGGGTCTAATATAATATCGCCCACCCTACTCCCCGCCAATATACACGGCTCTATTAAATCGGGCGGAAATGTAGCAAAGTGTGCGCCTTTATATGACTTGGTTGTTATGGTCCAGACGGAGCGTTTGTTTCTAGACATTGTTCTTTTTACCCCTGCGTTTAAATACTTACCGTTATATACCTCCCGCTTTTCCTTCTTCATTCTCGGTTCAATAACCTTTGCCTGTGTTTCCTCTTTTATCGCTTCATTGTCATAGTAATATTTCGCGTTCTTGGTCAGCAGGAATATATACTCATGCGCCTTTGTTGGTCTGTCCTTCACCGATTCGGGCATTGGATTCGGCTTGTGCCAGATAATATCGGAACGCAAATACCAACCATCTGCCTGTAATGCGAAGGCAACTCGCCACGGTATGCCGATTAGATTTTTTGGCGATAATCCAGTATTTCTATCTGAAACAATATCAGAACAACTTCTGCTTATTCCTGTAGTTGATGGGGTATCTGACCATCGGGTAGCAGAATAACTATCCCCTAAATTCAGCCAAACCGTGCCATCATCTTTCAGCACACGCCTTATCTCTCTGAATACATTTACCAACTTCTGCACATATTCATCGGGGGATTGCTCTAATCCGATTTGCTTATCCTTGCGGACTGCGCCGCATTTAGGACAAACACCTATTGCTTGATGTCCTGCACTACCATTATTGCTTTTCTGTTTCTCGTTTACAGGATATTCAAATCTGCCAACCTTATGGTCACAATTAGAATCTCCACCTATCCATTGTGCTGTCCCATAATCACGAAGCCCATAATAAGGCGGCGATGTAACCACACATTGAACGGATTTATCGGCTAATGGAATACTATATGCAGTATTACTTTGAATTAACATTTCTCTTCCATATCGGCTCTAACTTCAACCATTTCCAAGATTTACCCAGCACGATATTCTTTACGGTGTTGGAGTGCACAGAAAACTGGTGGGCGAGGACAAACTCGCTCTCCCCATTCCTGTACCGCCAGTATATCTCCCGCACCTGCTCCTTACTCAATTTCGGGTTCGCCATTCAAATCAACCGTTACTTTCATCTTGCTCCAAATACCAGCCCCAAAATTCGGATGTTAACCTGCCCATCAATTCTGGCGCATACTCCTCATTATCCATTTCCTTCTTTGTCCTCATCCATACCTGTATCAGGTGCATAAATTCGTGGGCGACATACCCGCCCCCAATACGCTCAAAATTCAAGTGTATTTCTGCAAAAGGAATGGGGTGGGGGAAAGCAAAGGGAAATTCTACGCCCTCTACAAAGTGAGAGAAGAATAACCCGCCCGCATCCAGAAAATCATAAATCGCCACCCTGTCCGCAATCCCTTTCAGCAGTCGCTTCTTATTCTTATACACATACACCATCAGCACATATTCGTCCTCTATGGCAAACTCATGCGACCATTTGCAGTTCTTTTTCGGCGCATCCGAATATTCATGTATCAACGAGTATATCATTGCTGTTTAATCTCCCATTGTTCTACATTCCTCATTGCTGTTTAACCCACCAGCGGTATCCACACACATAACAGTAGCGCTGACCATCTTCCTCATACGCCCCCACTTCTTCACAACGGGGACAGCGTACATTCGGATTCAAGTGGAAGTCCTTATACTTCAACAGCATCTCCTCTGTGATGGAATCAAGCAGGGTAATCACAACAGGTTTCTTCACGGCATCACCCCAAATATCTTCAATCCCACCACAGCGCATATCAACACTACCGCCATCAGCATCATCCACACCAACGCCCATTCCCCATCAAAATCGTTATTCATCTTCTACCTCCTTTATTGTATAAAAATTTCCAAACCTTTTATCTCTTCGTATCTTTAACCCTTTTTCCCTGCCCTTCTAATAATTCAATAATTCTATTAAGTTTGTTTATTACACTACGCATGAAGCCATCCTCTTTAAAAAGGTCGGAGTTTATAAGAACAGGGTTTGTAGGGTCGCAGTGGGGACAAAACGCCCCACTCATTCCTCCTGCTACTGCATATTCCAGCAAATCCCCACCACATAGTTCACAGACAGGTTTCTCCCCCTTATCAAGAATCCGATAAGTAGGCAAGGGAGGATAGGTTATGCAATACGAACAAATCCCAAGATTGCTTGCTTCATACTGTTCCTTTGTCATTTCCTTCCCACATACCTCACATTTATATCCTTCCATATTATACCTCCCGTCCCGTCAATATTTTCAAAATTCTTTTCTCCCGCTCATACAACCTGCGCGCACTGTCCATTTGTTTATAAGTAATCTTCGCCAATGCCTGTATCATCTTCCAGTGAAGGAGCACGAAATATTCAACCCGCTCGGAGCAATCAGTTTCTCTAAGCTTATCCATTTGCTCCATAAATTCCGCCAAAGTTATTCCTCCCATAAAATACACCCGAAGTTTTCGTCTGGAGAAAAGCCGACAAATGAGTTGTGTACATAATCTTCAACAATCTCATTTCCACAACGACTGCCTATAAGAATTTTATATTTGTCTTCTATATATCCGCACTCAAAGTATTTACATGTTTTACATAGATGCTGTTCTATATCCTCTTCTCGCTTTACTTGCTCATTCATAAATTCCGCTCATCCCCCTCCATATTAGTTGGTACTTATTTATCAGCGCAACATAATCAGATAAAATCTCATCTATTACAGGCAGCAACACATTATCTATCCAATCCTCACTATATGCTTTCCGCCCCACATGAATCGCTGTCATAATGTCTGTAATCTTATCCAGCAAGAGTTGGGTTTCTTTTAACTGCCCCCGTATATAATATTCTTCCAGCGCATTATCTTCATCAAACTTTTCCAGCCTCTCTATCTTTTGGCGGGCGTCCAATAATTCCTCCACTATTTCTTTGATGTTTATGATTGTGGAAGGATTGCACGGGTCTATTGTTGGAATGTGTAAATTTACATTATCAAAGTATGCCACTTGCTTCAAATCATCATCACTAATCAATTTTCACGCCTCCTTTCTTCATCTCATCTTTAATTTCTCTCACCAGTTCCAGATTGTGTTCTACAAAGCGTTCCACCTCTTTGCCCACCCGCACCACTTCTTCAAATGTCAGGGCTATATTCTTATTCAACTCTTTCAAATTCTTATTGCCGTCATCTATAATACCATTCAACCTGTCCGCATCCTCCTGCATTATGGGAATACGCTGCAACTCCCTGCTGAGCGCCACTAAATCCTCCCCAAACCGCTCAACATAATATCTTACCAACTCAATATATACTCTGTCCATAGTGTGAATCTTATCCATTCTTTATATCCTCTATCTGTATCTCGACTCCATATAAGGACAATAATTCATCCCCCTCTTTTAGATTAAGAGACATCTTTAACTCCTCATAATGATGAGGGCGTATTTTCAAAATCATTGGCTCGGCTTTGCCCGATTCCAAATAAGCCCACCTCATTCTTCTTACTATATGATGAGTAAATACTTCACACATATAATGCCCCTTTCACTTATACTAACTCATAAATAGCCACAATATAGTACTTCCATGAAATTCAATTTCAACATCCATACAATCATAAGAAATTCCACAAGGCACATCACCTATTTTCTCTTTTATTTCATTAAGAGCTTCTATAACCTCTGAAATCTTTGGGGACATTCCTAATTTAACTGATACCTGCTCACTCATATCACAGACCTCCTTTCACCATACAACTATTATACCACATAATAACCAACCTGTCAAGGGTAAGGGGTAGCATAGATAGAGGAAACTACACCAGCAATCACACCTACACTAACTACCACACGCTACCTACCCCACCTAACCTAAAGATAAGTGGGGTGGTGTGTGTACTGGTAGAATAGGTATAATCCTCATGGTTTCGATAACTATTAATTATCGAAACCATTATATACTGGTGCGGGTGTACTCCACACTGGTACGGGTGTACTCTAACCAGGATATATACACGGGTTCAATAGTGGTACCTGGTATCAGATGCGCGGATGATATTATAGGTGCGGGTGGTATAATGACTCCAAATACACCTAGCGTTATAAGTGCCTCCCTAACCTTAAAATTTCCAAAGCCCTTGTAATTGTACCTAAAATATGTTAGTATCTTACCAGAAAGGATAATAAAAATGAAGTCAACATATAAGATAGTAATTAACACTGGTAAAATCACACGGGTTAAAGTGATTAAAGCACGCGATAGGTCTGACGCGCGCCGTCAATTGGAGTATAGCGGATTGTACCACTCCGCTATTAAAGATATCAAGTTAATGAAAGGATAGAATACAATGAAAATGAAATTTACAACTAGTACTATAGCCTTATTATATTGTAAGGATAGCGCGGCATTGCTATCATACTTATTAATACCGAATTGTAGCAATGCTAAAACTATAATCACATATGGTAAAGATGCAGAGATAAAAATTCCAAATAATACCACGCGCTTTAATGCGATTAATATATCGCGCAATGGTAAAGAATATAAGGGATTTTTAAACAAATATTATATAATGAAAGGATAGAATCAAAATGTATAACCAAATAGGACAACATAAGATAGCACTATATAGTGAAAATGGTTCAATCAAAGTAATATATCATAATACAGCAGTGTATATCAGAAATGAAAATAATAAAACTATAGAATTAAGGAATGGTGGATGGTTGGCGCAAACCACCAAAAAGAGAATCAACCAGGCGTTTAATGTATTTGGAGATAAATATATCTTGTATCAAAAAGATTATACCTGGTATATTGAAGATAGAATCACAGGGATAATTGTAGAATTTTACGATAGGATAGTATTAGATATATAATGGAGACCGAGCGCATTATAAATATAATGCGCTCTCCTCTGGTATATATTACCAGTAAAATTTATAACCAAATAGAAAGGAGAATTAAAAAATGATATATGAAAATGAATTAATAGATATTGCCGAAGAGATAGAGCAAATAGATATGGATACTTTTGATACATTAAGCGCGATTGATCAGGACAAGGCAATGAAAATATCTCAATGTTTAGGTGATGCAGCGTGGGCAATTCGTGAACTTGCCGATGGATTAGAATCCGATTTAATTGAAATATAGAAAGGAGAATTAAAAAGCAATGAAATATTATGTATCAAGACAAAGATATTACTATTGCGGACAAGATGTTGTAGAAATTGCAGAGGGTGGATTAGATTATTCGGGTGCAGACATGCTAACGGGTTAGTATAATGGACAAGGCGAATATGACAATCCAATTGATGCTGTAGAAGGTGCGATTAAAGTATGCAAGCAATGGAGACAAGAGACGGGCAAGAGAATCCCGCTAGCATTTGGCTGCACACTAGGGATGGGATTAGAATTAGAACCCTCCACCTTTAAAGAGTGTAGAAAAATTGCCAAGAAAATTTATAATCAATTGCCGTCATGCATGGAGTGCGGTGAGAAAATAACAGATGAGCCAATAGAATCATTTGAAACAGGGTTTATATATTGCTCCGAATATTGCATAGAGAAATCTAAATCATGGTTATATGATGATGAGGATGTAGAACTATAGGATGGTAGAAAATATTAATCATAGCATGCTAATGAGGTGGGATTAGCATGCTATTAATTTTAATCCATAGTGCTATGTATCAGAGTACCAGATACCGCGCGTCAACCACCCTAGAAGAATATATAAAATTGGCACTTGACAAGATGGGATTTTTGTCATACAATCTTAAGAAGAAAGTTACATGAGCAAGTTAGGCGAACAAGGTATAATATTTATATACAAGAAAGGAGATTAAAAGATGAATGACAAGTTACAAGAATTAATAGACGATGCGATTGTGGATTTTCGGATACAATTAGATTATATGGATATATATGATGCAATTCAATCGGATAATCCTGGCAATATTGCAGAAATTGCAGATACTAATGTACCCGTATATAATGCGGATATAATGGAACTTGCAAGCGACCCCGAAATATGGGGGCATGAGAACGAACTGCCCCCCGCTTTTGATGGGGAGCCAACCATTATTAATATAGCAGCAACGGCAATCTATGAGGTAATAGAACAAGCACTATATACAGAATGGGAATCCATAAAAGACCGCGCTAGTGAACTGGATGCAATGTATAAGGAAGAACTAGAAGAATTGCTAGAGGATTTAGAAGATGAAATCACATGGGAAAAAGCATATATTGAAATTGCGCTAAAAGAATTAGAATAAAGAAAGGAGATTATACAATGGAAAATAGAATAGGTGAAAATATATCAGTATCATTACAAGCGGATGGGAAATTAATCCTAACGATAGATACCAGTAAGAATATTGGATTATCTAAATCGGGCAAGATGATGGGGGTTGCTAATACCAGTGGCTTTACTGCAATTCCTGGCACGGATTTACAATTAAATCTATGGCTAGGTAAGAAGGTATAAGATGCGATATATAGTTACTTTAGAATTGGTTGAACGGGTGGAGGTGGAGGTAGAGGGGGAATCTCCACCCGAAGCAGTAGAAATTGCCAAAGATAAAAATTGGCGGGCTGATAAGGTTACTCTTGTATCAGTAGAAACAATAGATGAGTATATAGAAAGGAGAAGGTAAGATGAGTGAACACTTATATAAGGTTGTAATTAATTTTGAAGATGTAGGTATCCCCGAACATATATCATACCTACTTGCGGAAAATCAAGAGGATGCAGACAAGTTAGCCGAGAAGGTGGCAAGATTTTTAACTGGTGAAAGCAGGATTATGCAAGGATGTGAAAGTTATACCCTAGATGTATTCCCTACAAATAGGATATTTATATGGGATGGGGTTGAGGAAGAAGAAGATGAAGGTAGAATTGTGGAAATTCCAATCGGGGATTTTCATGGTAAAATCGTATTAATAAATAACAAACCAGAAGATTAGAGAAAGGAGAGTAAATATAATGGGACAATATTTTATAGTGGTTAATTTAGATAAAGAGGAGATGATAAATCCCTGGAAGTTTGGGGATGGTCAGAAACTATTAGAGTTTGGATGTTCTAGATGTAGTACTCTAACAGCATTGACAATCTTATTAAGACAATCTAGTGAGAAGGGCGGGGGAGATATATCTTCAAATAATCCTGTAGTAGGGCAATGGGCGGGGGATAGAATTGCTATCGTAGGGGATTATGATAATAGCAAACTATACGATTATGCTAGTGAAAAATTTGAGGATATAAGTTTTGATGCTTTTGATGCTCTGCTTGATGATGATTATATCCGAAGACTTTATAAAGATGACCCCGATTTTCTTAATGAATTAAAAGAAGATAATATAAACTTGTATAAAAAGATAATAAAATAAAAGAAAGGAGAATAGATACAATGAATAGACAAGAAAAAGAATATCGTGTGTGGTACAAGGGAGAGGTTTATAGTTATATCTATGTACCAGCAAAGAATAAGAAAGAGGCAGAAATGAAGGCGGAAAGGATAGTTATTAAAGAGGGATTATACCCTGAATCCTTACCCAATGAATGGAAAATAGATAGCATAGAAGAAAGTGATAGATAAGAGAAAGGAGTTTAAAATGAATACATATACACTTAATAAGAAAGAACTGAAAGATGGGCTGGTATTAGGGGGCAAGGTTGTACCAAACAATCCCACTATGCCAATATTAACACAGGTTAGAATTAGTGCGGACAAAGTATCGGTTACTTTATACAGCACTAACTTGGAAACCTACATTAAGAATACCTTATCGGGCAGGGGAAGCGAGGAGGAGGTACGACCCACCCTTAATTCGGTTGCAATCTATCCTAATGGTGGCATGGTTGCAACGGATGGGTTTAGGTTTGTGGTGGTGGGGGAAATACCAGAAGAAAATAAGGGGTATGCTCTGATGCCCGCACACACAGCCAAGATTATAGCGGGGATTAAACAAAGCACGGGAGCATTGTCTTATTTGAAGGGAGTAGGAAATATGGTGGACTTGTTATGGTGCTATATCGGGAACATAGAGATAAGGACTATACCTGTAGATGGAAACTTCCCCGATGCACTAGCCATCATACCCAAGCAGGTTACTGACCCCACACTGGAGTTTAAGTTTGAATTGAAATTCAAGACCCAAGACCTGATACCAATTCTAAAATCCTTCATACCTGTAGCAAAGATAGATAAGCGACTTTCTAGGTCTATGTGGATAGAAATGGGGGAGAATGGGTTAGTGGAATTGAGTGTTACGAATGATAGCACATCTATTGCACATACCCTTCGGGCAGCATGGAGGGGAGACCCCTTTAGGTTTGCAGTAAATCCCAAGTTTGTATTACAGGTGGTGGAACTATGCCAAGATGAGTACATTACTATCCTGCTTAATGCTCCCAATACCCCGATGGTAATTCAGTGGGATAATTTTATATCGGTAATTATGCCAATGCATTTAGGGTAATAGAATGAAGCGGGATATAATTCTGGATACCTATAACAAACTGGATGTAGAAGAAAGGGCGGATATATCCTTACTGGCTAACCGACTGGTGGCGGGCATAAAAGCCCGCTCCAGTAAATCTCAGTTCAACCAAGAGATGGCGCTGGAAACACTAGGGGCAATCGGGATGGAACTAGCAGGGGGGCTTCCCGATTATCATTGCCCTATATGTGGTACAATAATGTATGATATAAATGAATGTATATGTGGGTATGGAGGTGAAAAATGAATAAGAAAAAATTAGAGAAAGTTTTGAAAAGCCATGCAGAATGGGTAAAAGATAATAGCAAGGGGGAGAGGGCTAACCTGAGATGGGCTAACCTGAGGGAGGCTGACCTGAGCTGGGCTGACCTGAGGGAGGCTGACCTGAGCGGAACAAAGGGACTGCCAACAGCCAAAGAATTCTTAGCACAATTCAAGCATACCAAAAAGGGGATGATAGTGTATAAGGCAATAGGGGAAACTTATAGACCCTCGCCTGTATATTGGAAGATTGCGGAGGGTGAGTTTTTAGAAGAGGTGGTAAATCGCGTGCCTACGGATAACTGCGGGTGTGGGGTGAACTTTGCAACATTAGATTGGATAAAGAAAGAGTTTGAGAATAAAGAGATAGATATATGGGAGTGCCTGATATTGTGGGAGGATATGGCTGATGTGGTAGTGCCTTACAACACGGATGGCAAAGCTAGATGTGCAAGATTGCAACTCGTTAGGAAGGTGCAGGAATGAAATACACCATCAGATTTATGGGATTGAAATATCCCGAAGCGTTCACGCATGAGAATATGGAAGAGGAAGAAACGAAGCGGTATCTGTTCAGGGCGTTCCCCGAACTCACTAATCTGGATTGGCAAGTGCTGGAGCGTGAGGGTACAATTACTATTGAATGTGTGGATGATACCTACACTATTACAATGGATAGGGATGAATGAGGTACGACCCGCGCAATTACATTGACCATCCCAATCGGGAGTATGCTAACCTGTGGCGCGCCCTGTATAATTTAGTGGGGGTAAGGCATGAGAAGATATACTGGGTGCGCCCAGATTGGGGGGATAGGCGATACAACTGGTATATCCCTGCCAAAGTGTACTTCAATGAGAATGATGACAGGTGGTTTGCAATTCTATGGAAGGAGATTATCTACTTCAAGCCAAGCAGTCCAGGTGCAACGACCAGAACTAAAAATGTGCGCAAGCGATTGGTGGAATACCTGAAGGAGAACAACATCCCCATCCTGTTTATATCTAAAAGGATGACCGAATGGGAAATGGAACACGCTATTCAGAAATGGATGATTAGGTATGGGTCAAGATAGCCCGCTGCCCATTGTGGCAAGGTACTTACCTATATTGAAGCGCAGGATAGATGCGTATTCTTCTGGATTGCCCTCGTGGATTTTACTATGACAGGTATTGCAGAGTGGTACTCTATTGTCTATGGTATTCCAACTGCGGGGCAATTTAGAGCGGGGAATTATCTCGTGAATACAGGAAGCCGAGCCAAAGCAAAGCAGGCAAGTACCCCGATACATAGCCCATACCATATTCCCAATCTCATCCCACTGATGAAGATTGTTCACTTCTGCGTCCTTATCTTTATCTCAAGCAAGTGTACCTGCGGGTCATCAGGCAAGTCATCCGTGATAATAGGATGCTGCCCGATGGCTGGCAACCAGATGGAACGGGCATGAAGCGCAAGAGATATAGGCAATTCCCCATATACATAGCGGTTGCGAATCAAATCAACCGTTACTTCCTCAGGAGCAACTACCTGAAACTTATCAAAGCCATTGTTCTGAAGCCAAGCCAGCACACTGGGTCTGGTCTCTACAATAATGGGCTGGCGTTCGGGAATATACTTGCCCTCAATCAGCGCCCGCCCTTCAGGTCTCTGGGACAAGGAAGTGCGGATACTCTGGCGGGTATAGGGTGCGCCAGTGGCAGGGTTATTGCCAAGAGAACGGGCAACCCGCTCACAGGTAGCCCTCCCCTCCCGATTGAGAAGGTCAACATAAGCATTATAAACTGTTTGGAAATCCATCTAAGCCCTTTCAGAAACAGAAGGTTTATCTATTTCTTATTATTTATTTTACAATGTAAATTATATAAACTTACTGTTAACCCTACGGGATTGGCAGAGCCAATGCAACCCTTTCAAATTTCTTGTACTGATAATGGTAGTGCTGCGACCTGCGCGTTGGATGGTTATCAGCTCCCCAGTGCCCTTCATGATGCCAGATTTAAACAAAGTCCTGAAAGAAACGGGCGGTTCGGTATATTCCGACTTCCTGGTAGCGTGTTATTTTGTGGGGTTCTCCCCGACCCTTGCGGGTTGCCACACGATAGGCATATCCACAATTCCCTCTGTGGAGTGAGTGTTGCCGTAAGTTCTGTATGTATATCTGGAAGCAGGCAACCTGTTGCACCAGATAATTGTGCCACAATTATACCACACATTCCCGAATCAGTCAAGGGTAAAATGATTTGCACAATAGACAATTATGTGGTATAATTAAGGATAAATAGAATAGAGAAAGCGAGGTATAATGTGAGCAAAGATATAATCAATGAGATTGCAGACCGCATATTTTTAGGAACGATATTCTTATTTGGGGTGGGGTGTACAATAGCGATGGCGGTGTTCCTTGTATCTATTCTTTCTCGTATAACACTGGTAGATTTTCTCAAGGTTGTGGGGATTTTCATTTGTATATATGCAGTGGGCTGGATACTTGAACTTATTGCAAAGAAAGGAGGCTGATATGGAGTGTCCCGTATGTGGGTATGATAATATGGATGCAGTAGCAGATGAGGGTGGCGTGAAATATACCTGCCCCGAATGTGAAGAGGTTATGGCAGAGCAAGACATGAGTGAATATACTATAAATGACGCATTGAAGGATTTGGTAGAAGGTGGGTATTGTCCATCTACCCCGCCTATTATGGGGGAGTTACTTCGTAGCGGATATTTTGACGCCGTTCTCAATGGAATGACATCAAAAGAATTTTATCAAAAATGGCTTACTGAAAACGATAAGGCAGAAACGGAGGAATAGATGAAACTAATAAGCGAAATGACGGATGAGGAATTGAACGAAGCCCTTGCAGTTGAGGGGATGGGGTGGATAAAGTCGGGGAATTATTCCGATTACTGCTGGGTTGAGAAAGACAGGCAGAATGTTCCTGTGGCGGTGGTTTATATATCGCATGGGACAGATAGAGAGTATGGAGTACCAGACTGGAGACCCGCCACCGACCTTAATCAGGCGTGGGATGTATTGGTGAAGTTCTCTGAACGCCCAAATTTTAAGCGACTTTGGTTGGAATTTAGTGGTGGTACTATTCAGATTGCCATTCATTTACAAAATAACATGAAGGTTTCTAATCTATATTTTGATTTGCCTCGCGCAATCTGTGAGGCAGTATTACATGCTATAGGATATGAAGTATGAAGCCAATACAAATAGATAATATCAACCAGATAAAGGAGCGGGACTTGGTCATATTGAACGACCATACGCTAGAGAAATTAGAGATGACTATAGAGGAGTATGCCATCAGTCTTGAAGCGTCCAAAATATATTATATGGAGGAGAATTTTAGAGATGGCAGGCGCACAGGTCAATTCCGTAGATACTGGATAGCGCGGAAATGAAGCATAGAAGATGTGTTGCATGTGGGAAGCCCTTGCTTCGGGATATAGAAGTGTTTGGGAAATACCCCACCTATGTAATGTGCCAGAGTTGTTCTCTTGCAATTACAGAAACAACGCAGGGATTTATGGATGAGGCACTAGAGTATATGCCGTATGATGAAGTGTATAAATACTGCGCCAATATAAGAGAGGAGGATAGAAGCGGATGGATGGCATTGTGGTAGGATTTATTATTGGCTGGATTGTGGGCATATTCTTTGTGCTTATAGTAGAGGATAGGATTGAGCATTGGAAAAACAAATAACCCTCAACAACTCCCGCATTGAGATATGCTTCCCCCATTCGGTGGGGCTGATTAATCTGGTGAAAGCGATGCCTGATAGGGCGTGGGACAGGGACAATCTATGCTGGATACTGCCCGCCACTGCTTCACATGCGAAACTTGCGCTGGAGTTTGGACAGCGTGAGCACTTTATGGTGTCGTCAGATATTTATGCGATGGCTCGCTCCAATGGCACAAACACAGAGGGCAGGGAACTGCTGTATCCTTTTCAGGTGGAGGGCGTGGACTTCATTCACCGCAATGCAGGTACTTGTCTGTTGATGGATAGTTGTGGGCTGGGTAAGACCGTGCAGGCACTTCAGTATATTAAGGAAACAGAAGCCCAGCGTGTGCTGATTGTATGTCCTGCCAGTGTAAAGTATAAATGGAAAGCCGAAATCAAGCAGTGGGTTGGGGAGGATGCTGTTCTTATTAATAAGGGCAAGGATGATATTCCGACCGATAGATTTGCGGTGGTCAGTTATGATTTGTTGAAAGATATTGACTGGAAGTTAAGCAACCATTACTTTGATGTGGCGGTGGGGGATGAGATACAATATGCCAGCAATAGGAAGGCGAAGCGTTCGGTGGCATTTCGTAATATCCGAGCAGGACGCAAATTATTATTATCTGCCACCCCTTTTCTCAACCGCCCCAAAGAATTGTGGCACATCCTGCACATTATCAATCCTGTGCAGTGGAGATACTATACCAATTTTGCCAAACGCTACTGCGATGCCAAAGAGGAATATGTCAAGCGGGGGGTCAAGGTATGGGTGGATACAGGGGCTTCCAATATTGATGAACTGAAGGAGAAGATTGCGCCGATAGTATTGAGGCGCACCAAGAAAGAAGTAATGCAGGATTTACCAGACCTGTCCCGCACCCTGATACCAGTAGATATGAATGGGATGATGGAGTATCGGCGTGCCTTCAATCATTTCAAATCGTGGCTTCAAGAGCAGGATAAGCCATCGGTTGCCAATGCACTTACCAAATTGAATTATCTGCGCCAGTTGGTGGGTAAAGGTAAGGTAAAATCCGCAGTAGAACTGGCAGAGGATATATTGCAGGATACGGATGAGAAGGTGGTGCTGTATGTTCACCACAAAGAGGTCGCCAAGATGTGTGTTGAGGGGTTGCAGGCGTATGGGGTGGATACTATCGTGGGGGATGATACACAGGCAAAGCGGGCTCTTACTATGGATAAATTCCAGAACAAGATACTGCCCCGCGCTCTTGTAATATCACAGGCAGGCGGGGAGGGGATTGACTTATTCCGTGCCAGCCATCTTATCTTTGTAGAGCGTGCATGGAATCCCGCAAAGGAAGTCCAGATAGAGGGCAGACTGCACAGGCACGGGCAGAAATCTGCGGTCAATGTATATTACCTGATAGCAAAGAGTACGATTGATGAGGTAATTGCGCAGTTGATTGAGGACAAGCGCAAACTGTTCGGCGAACTGATTGGTTCGGAAGATATTACCAGCGAATTACTAAAGGTGTTGAAATGAGCATGAGAATTATTACGCCCCCTATTAAAGTAGGGGATGAGGTATGGCTACGCCGACCAATGTTTGGGTGTAGCAAGGTAGTAGTAAAGAAATGTGAGGGGAAATGGTATGTGGTGGAGGGTGGGGAAGGGGCTGTAGGGTCAAGGTTTTATGTCAATTCCTCACAGATACAACGGAGGTAGGTATGATACTGGAATGTTGTATAGATGAACATGAGGACAATGAATGGCTGCGCTTTCTCACCATTGCCGATGAGGATATATGGGTGCATAAGAAATATGACTGGCAGGCTGAGCAGGTCATTCGCTTCATCACCGAGTATGATGCGCTGGCGGTGCATATATTAGATGCACACAAATCAGAGTGGAAGGAGAAAGCCCGCCACTTTTCTGTGCGCAGGTTGTCAAAGAAGTTCCCCAAGTTCCTCTTTATACTACACATGTCAACCTTGACGGAATCGTATTTTGGTGGTATAATGGTGGATACATTAAATTATGGAAGGAGGAATAAATAATATGGATTTTCATACTGGAAATGTTTATATGATTGCTTTAGATTTTTGCAGGGCTTTGAATGAGAGAGGATGGTTCTGGAATTGTCTGTTTCGTATTGCTGTTGGCAAATATGCCCGCAATGAATATGAACTTATGGTGGCTGTTTTGGATTATGATGGGGTAGGTACAAAGTCTGAGTATGGGCTTGAAGAGTCGGCACATCATACTAAAGAAGGGATGGCGGAACTAAAAGACATTTATAAGAAAGAGAGGAATGAATAGGATGGATGATAAGACAGAATACAATATCAATATGATAAAGGCGTATGTGCCTGAGGCGGATATGGTGTCGTGGGAAGAAGCATTAGAACTTGCGCTGGAGCGTGATGCAGAAGCCACCCGAGTGTTGGAGCAAGATTGGCAGGAAGCAGTAGGGTATTCCCCCAAGCCCCTGTATGGATAGAGAGGAATGATATGAAATGCACTGTTTGCGGACACGATAGGCTGGAGGTAGTAATAGAAGAGGGGCTGATAATTTATATCTGCCCAGAATGTGGGGCTAAATTGGCACAGGAAGATGCAGAGCAGGGAGAGGAATATGAAGATACCAATTAGAGTACATCAAATGCATCCCGACAGGTCGCAGTATAAATTATATGACATCTGGTATCAACCAGAAAATCTGGTGGTAGAGATAGAAGTGGAGGAGGTGAAGATAGACGGAAACACATACTATATTACGGAGGAAGGATTGAAGGGATTAGTAGGCAGGCTTGCCGAAATAACAGATGACATTCACAAAAATTATCAAAATGGATTAAGGAGTAAATAATATGGCGATGCAAATTAAACAAAAATATGGACCGAAAGGATTAGCCAAAGTAAAAGTAGGCAAAGAAGAGGTACGGGTAGAGTTTGTAGATAAAGAGAAATTAGGGCGTGTGCCTTTCCTCATCAAACCAGAGGATGTATTTCCTGCCGACATTCAGGACGGGGAGTATATCGTATCCTTGAACGCAGAGGGTACAAAGATTATGAACATCAATGTACCAAAGGGCTCGTACTACCTCAAGTTCTCTCATTTCTCACACAAGTTAGATGACCAAGATGTGCCACTTCCTCCCACATTCAGGGATGTACCATACAAAATAAATTCAAGACGAGATGGTACAACTTATTCCGTTCCAGCTCATTTAGAATTTACTGCGCTATTCAAGGTATGCGACCATAAAGATTTTACTGGTTGGGTAGTTCCATATAATCTTAACTATCTATATGCAAAAGATGACATTACTGATGAAACTTGTATTATGAGGGGGAGAGGAATAGAGGCATTAGAGAAATTTCAAAAAGTTTGTGGGTTTGATTTTGAGCAAGATGGTATAGTCTATTCAGATAACATATTACCAGAAATGGAACGCCTCTTGCAAGAGAAAGACAGGAAGATTATTGGTGTGGTCAATGACTACGGATTTCTAAAAGAACTCAATCCACTCCCCGAATAGTATGCAGTTTCACGAAGTTGAGCCCCTCCTTTCTTGCGCTAGGGAGTATGTTTCATACTCCCTAGCCATCTGTCCGTTTCACGATGACACACACGAGAGCCTCCTTGTATTTAAGGAAGGGGGCTTTTATTGTCTGGCGTGTAACAAGAAGGGGACGCTTCAAGAATTATATGACAAGTTGCAGGGTTGGACTTCCCCAGTAATAACACAGCGGAGGTCTGGTGGAAGTCCAACCATTGTACCTGATGGGTTGTATGCGCAGGAGCAGATGGTACAGGACGCCCACCTCTTTTTAGTACAGCACAATGACCCGTTGGGTGGGTATCTTGAAAGGCGTATGGTACACTCCCGCATATTCCCGAACCACATTGGTTATATGGACGGCTGGTATGTGTTTCCGCAGCACATTAAAGACGGGAAGTTATTGGGGTTGGTATTGCGGGCAGGGGAGCACAAGCAGGAACATACAGGGATGCGCTATTATATCCCCATGGGTCAGCCCCCCTTGTTGTATATACCTGATTATGATATAATAGAAAGTAAGGGTTACTTAGTAGTGGTGTATGGAATTATTGATGCGTTATCGCTGGCGGTGCTGGATATACCTGTCGCCACCTCCACCTCGGGGATGTTATCTATGAAGGCAGAACTGCTAACAGAGTATCGCCTCCCCATTAAGGTGCTACCTGATAAGGGGGAAATGCGGGTGGGACGGGAGTTGGTGGATAGTTTGGGCTGGCGTGGAAAATTACTAGATATAGATTATCCCGATGAATGTAAAGACCCGAATGATTTGTTGGTGGGTGGGCGGGGGGAGTGGATAAAGGATATAATAGAAAGCGAGGAATGATGAAAGGATATTGGATAACCAAAGAAGGCAAGGCAATGCTTATTGCCGAGATGGATAATAAGCATCTAAATAATTCAATAAATATGCTTAAGAAAAATGTGAAAATATTAGGTGATGGAATTGAAGCGTGTGGGAATGTGATGAGTTCTTTAGGTGGTGAGTATGCAAGTATTGATGCGGAGCGAGCGTGTGACGAAATGATTGAAGCGAGAGCCAGAACGGAGAGTAGATTGTTGGAGCTAGAAGACGAAGAAAGTCGGAGGAGAGCGGGAGGAATGATATGAGCAATAAAATGAGAGGAGGCGGTCTTACTGCAGCCTATCTGAACAGGAGATGCTGTCCAAGATGTGGTGACCCAGAAGCATACATAAAAGATACTACGGAAGGCTGGGGAAGAACACGCTTTTATACTATAGTATGTAGAAGTTGTTATTTGCACGATGAGAAGAAGAGTCGTGGCTATTTCACATATGCGGGGTGTATGAAATATTGGAATACACTGCTGGAGTGGGATATAAGTGAAACAGGATATACAAAAACAATAGACGCTTTTGAAGATAGCGATGAAGATGAATGATGTGTAAATTTATCAAGCGATTATTCTGCAAGCACTTGGTTTGGGATACAAAGATAATTGGGAATGTGGTGATATTCGTGTGTGCGAGATGTGGAAAGAAACGAATACTTAATTTTGAGGAAAGCGAGGAATGATATGTGGAACGCTTATATGAAAGTTACAATATACTATGCGAGGGCAAGCGAGGGAAAAAGAGAGGTTGAGTTTGTAGGAGTTAGGAAGATAGAACAACACTTGTCAACGATGAAGCTTATCTTTGATATGAACGATGGTGAGATTGAGTTACATCCTACATACCACGATACGATTGTGATTGAACAAGAGGGCATATTACAGAGAGAGGAGGAATAGATGAAACTAATAAGCGAAATGACGGATGAGGAATTGAACGAAGCCCTTGCGGTTGAGGTGATGGGGTGGGTGAAATCAATAGAGACTAAAGACAATAAGGTATTTATGAATTGTTGGGCGGAGTCTTTAGAAGACTATTTAGTTGGCGAATCGCTCCATAGAATAATGGAGCAATCTTTATGGCGACCAACCAACGACCCTAATCAGGCGTTTGAGGTATTGGATAAGGTATATATTGATTTCACGATTGACGTTCAGCGGAGTGCAGGTCAATGGGGAGTGGAGATAGACGGTAGTAATGGTTATGGTCGTGTGAAGGTTGGCAAATGGTTATGGACGAATGAATTGCCTCGCGCAATCTGCGAGGCAGTATTACAGGCTGTAAGGAAGGAAAGCGAGGAATGAAATGATGCAAGGAACATATGACAGCAAGACGGGATTGTATTACTTCCCGACATTTACGGAGAAGGCATTGAAGCCGATATTCTTTGCCAATCCGTATGCTATGTCTGCGGATAAGGTAGATTTAGCATGCCAGTTGGGCTACGATAGTTGGGCGCAGAAGCGACCCCGAACCATCGTGCCATTTGCAAAGGCAAAGTGGGAACAATACAAGGCGGAGGGATATGATTTTCTGCTTGGAAAAGCATTATTACATTGCTTTGAAGCAGATAATGAACCAGAGGTAATTCCATCATGGGCTTCGGATTGGGATTCGTATAATAACCTTCCGATTAAAGAATACGAAGCGGGCAAGGTATTATGGCTGTGGGAGAATGAACAAGTCTATTCTTATTTTGACCTGATTACGCCCCCTGCTTCTGAGCCAACCCCCGAACAACCTGATGATATTCCTGTTGGCGTGCCGACAAGATGGCGTGTGCGGGGCAAGGTGTGGTTTATGAATGTGGACTTGGTGATTGAGGCGGAGGAATGATGGAATTAGAAGATGTTGGTATTGAAATAACCTTTAGGCTTTTCCTTTTTAGGTTTGACATAGAATTTTCACCCTTTGACTGGCAATTTGGAATTGAGAAGTATGAGCGAGTAAAGTTGCTATGTGTTGGGTGCTTCAACTTCTGCTTTACATGGTTGGGAGGATGACTGATATGAGCGAAGGGTGGGCATGTCCTAAATGTGGAAAGGTTTATAGCCCGTCAGTTGCAGTGTGTCTGTATTGTGCGAACATCACATTTGATATATCTGCTTTAACTTCTTACTGTGGCACAGAGGGGGCAGAATATCCGTCAGAGGAAGGTATTAATTACAATATGATAGAAACGGTAACTAAGCATGGCTGGGCAGCGTGGTGGAGGAAGGAAGAAGAAATGTTAGCCACAAGGATTAGAGAGATTGAAGCGGAGGAATGAATACAGGTCAGCAGATACTAAAGCATAAGCGATTATGTGATGAAATTCTGGGGCGGGGGCGGTGTGAACAGGTATTCCGCTCCCACTTTCAACCCCTATCTGCTTATACTTGGCGGGATATAGAAGCCTTCTTTGTAGAGTTATATCATTATTTAAAGGAAAACAATATTGAAACATCTTGAAGCGACAGAGATTGTAATGGGATTGATATTGGCGGGGAAACTGGATGCCGAGCAGGTCAGCCCCTCTATGATGCACTTCCCCTATGATAAGGCGTTGAATTTATATCGGGATGGGGCGGAGATTGCGGAGTTGTATGACCAGATTGGTCTACCCTCTATTAAGGCTGCGGATGAAGCGGGCAAGATTGTGTCCAGCCAGTCCCCAATGGATTTCCTCAAACTGTTGGAGCGTTCCTATTCCAGAGAGCAGTTGGCAATGGAATTAGAGAAGCAGGCGAAATCCCTGCACAGCGGACAGGATGCTGACCTGTTGCGCATTGAGGGGGCGATTGCTAAATCTACTAAAATGGAGGGGCGCTATCAATGGCTCAAGGACATCACCCCAGACAAGAAGATGTTTATCCCTTCTTATTATGCTCCGCTGGATGAGCATATTGGGGGCATCCCCGATTCAAACCTTACCATTATTGCAGGTGCGCCAGGGATAGGTAAGACCACCCTGCTTATTAAACTCATGGCGGAGTCCGCCAAGCGGGGCAGGCTTGGTTTGTTCTATACTTTTGAGATGACATCAGGGCAACTGGCTCACCGTTTCTGGAATATTTATGAGAACAAGGATAAAGAGATTGCGGAGGGGATAAAGATTACGCACGATATTATGACTATAGATGAAGTGTATGCGGATGCCAGCAGGCTGTGTGCCATAGAGAAGATTGGCATTATCGGGATAGACTTTGCCGACCTTATGCTGACGAAGGATGTGGATGAGCCGAGTGTGGGGCTGATTTACCGCACGCTGGCTACGCTGGCAAAGAAAGCGGATGTGCCTGTAATACTGCTGTCGCAACTTAATCGTTCTCGGCTGGCTCGCTCCAACCACATCCCCACTATCCACGATATACGCTGGTCAGGGTTGGCGGAATCTATGGCAGCCCTTATCCTGCTTCTTTACAGCGAAAAGGATTGTGCTTCGCTCCCATATACAGATGGGCGCAGTTGGATTATTATGGGTAAGTCCCGTTTTGGACACAATTTTGGCAAGGATGGTAAAGAGTTTGCTATGGAAGTGGAGTGGGACGGCAAGACAGGTTGGGGGAACTGCACTTTTGTAAAGGATATGATAACCTAAGGAAGGAGGAATGATATGTTAGATGAATTATGTATCGGGATAAAGTTTTCTTGGTTCGGGTGGTGGGTATTTTACTTTGACTTCTCCCCATTCTACTGGAAATTCAAGTTCAATGTATATGATGGGGCGTGCCTTATAAGTATCGGTTGCTTCAATCTGGATATAATATGGTAGTAAAATTAGAACTCCCCCCTGTCGTGGATGACCAGACCGATGTGGCTCTGGATATTGAGATGTTCGGGCAGACGCTCGGCAGACTTCACAGACCAGAGGGGAGGTTTGCCTGCTTAAGTATTGGCATAGGGGATACGGTGTATGTGGTATTGGAAGAAAGCCAGTTGAAAGAGGTCTTTGCTCGGATTGATAAGGCGAGGAGTTGGGTATTCCACAATGCGCTGTATGACCTGCGCCAGTTAATGCGCTGGGTAAAGATAAAGCCACGCTTCATCTGGGATACAATGAATGTGGATAAGTGTTTGTGGGGTGGGTATTACAGCATACACGAGTTCTCGCTGGCGGATTTATCTCGGCGGTATCTTGATACCAAACTGGATAAATCCACACGGGAGCAGTTTGCTGGCGCAAAGTATATGGATGAGGATATGCTCAATTATGCTGCGCAAGATGCTTGGATTACCCTGCAAATCAAGCAGAAGCAGGAAGAAGAGATTGCCAAGCGCAACTATGATATGCACACCTATAATGAGATTGAAGTGCCGACCATGTGGACGGTGCTGGACTTCAAGCCCATCAAGGTAAATGTAAATAGGTGGGTGGAAATGGTGCTGGAGTTTGAACAGCGCGGAATTGCTCTTGAGGAGCAGTTGGGCGTCAATGTGTATTCCCATCAGCAGGTCAAGGAATATATCCGCAAGAAGTTGGGCAGGCGTATTGATGATACTGCGTATGAAACGCTNGTTGGCATTGGCGGGGAACTGATTGAGCAGATACTACTGGCACGGCAACTGCGCAAGGCTTCTTCTACCTATGGAATCAAATGGATTGAGAAATATGTAGAGGAAGGCGACTTGGTGTATAGTGATATTTACACTATTGGGACGGAGACGGGGCGTCCGAGCAGTAGCAACCCTAACCTGTTAAATATCCCCGCTCGGCAGATACCAGAGTACCGAGAGTTATTTATTTCTGATAAAGGCAAGTTGATTGTGGCGGACATTGCAGCACAAGAGCCACGCATATTGGCATATCTATCAGGGGATAAACGATTATTACAGGTATTCCAAGATGGGAAGGATGTACATCTGGAAGTGGCACGAGCCATCTTCAATGATACTTCTATCCGCAAATCTGATAAGCGCAGGGAGATTGGCAAGACCATTAATCTGGCTACCAGTTATGGTATGACCGCAATGGGTATGGCACAGCGTTTGGGGATTACGGAGCAGGAAGCGCAGAGTTTCCTGAACAAGTATTTTATGCGCTATCCAGATGTGCGCAATTATGTGGACAGACAGCACAGCCAAGCCCGCAGATTTGAATATGTGGAGAGCATTACGGGCAGGCGGGTGTGGGTAAATCCGCACAGTTTTCAATGGCAGAATGTAGCGGTCAACGCTCCCATTCAATCCAGTGCCGCCGACTTTTCTAAAATGTGGATGAATAAACTGCACCAGAAATACAATGGAGATTTCCCTGTATGTTTGATGGTGTACGATGAAATTGTAATAGATGTACCAGAGGGGGAAGTAGAATTGCACAAACAGAATTTGCTGGATGCGTTCAATGAAACAGCGGGGGAATTGCTGGAGGGCGTGCCTATGGTTCTGGATGTGTGCGTTGGGGATAATTGGGGGGCAAAGAATGGAGGCAAAGAATGAACTGCTTGATATGCAGCCAGAAGATTGTGCCTGCCTATGGTGAAGGGGATATGCTTCTGGTAGGTGAGTATCCTGGGACAGATGAAATGGCGCAGGGCAGACCTTTCGTTGGGCAGGCAGGTAGAATATTAGAAGCGGAATTGATGCGCTTGGGAATTAATATGAATAGGCAGTGCCGACTGACCAACTTGTGGCAGCACTACAAGACCAAAAGCCCCGAGTGTTTTCAGCATTTTGTAAAAGACCTGACACCGGAAATGGCAGGGCGCAAGGTACTGCTGATGGGGTCTGATTTGAGCGCATATTTTTTAGGGGAGAAAATATCGGATTGGAGCGGGCTGGAAGTAAAATCAAGCCTGTTCCCTCGTTCTACGCAGTTTGTAATGATGAGCCAGAACCCAGCCAGTTGTCTGCACAGCCCAGTTGGGGAATTTAGACTGGCATTAGAGAAATATGTGAGGAGGTGTAAAGGTGAGTGATGATATAATGAATGTGGGAGAAGAGAATGACCTTCCGTATATGCCCGATGATATATTGTGGCGGGTAGATGATGTAATATATAATGCAGTAGTGGCGGGCGACCCCCGCATTGCCACACAATTCAGCCTGCAACTTGGACAGGGTATAAGGATGTGTGGAATTGCACTGGCAAAGTTATTCTGGGAGTTGCAGGACAAGTGGAACACTTTTGTTCAAGCGGGGATTGACGATACTTATGAAGATTTTATAGAGAGTGAAACCGCATACAGTTCTGTTACGGTAAAGAAGTATGCCGAGATGTGGAAGGCGATATTCCTCAATCCAGATATATCGGATGAGATAAAAGACCGCCTGATGGGAAAGCCCATCAAGTCCCTTTTACTGCTTACCGCAGGTGCAAGAGGTGGGGATTTTGGTGAGGACGAGTGGCTGGATATTATACAATCCAGTTCTTCTGCGGAAGTGCGGGATATTGTAAGGGGAGTAAGGGGAAGCCAGACTTCCAGCGAAAATGCCGTGCTGATACAGTTGGACATCCGTACGGGTCAGTTATCCGCACGCAAGGGAAGTAACGGTTTCTTTGAGCCGTTTGGTATTCTTGCGCTGGATAAGGTAAAGACAAGTGAGGCGGTTGCTACTGCGGTTGAGCGGATTGTCAGAGATGCCCGCATTATGGAGATATAAATGACGGTAACGATAAAAGGAAACTACAATCCGCTGGAGCGGGCACAGACTGGTATCTATTCGCTGGACTATGCCCTTTCCTCTCGTGGTGTGCTGGGTATTCCCCTGCGCATTATGACTGAAATCTACGGAGTTACCCATGTGGGGAAATCCACGCTGGCATATTATCTTGCCAGCAGGGTAAATCAGAAAGGTGAGGTGGTGCTGTGTGATTTTGAAGGGATGGATGTTGACCACCTCAAGCGTGCTATGGAAGTGGCTGGCTTTGATGGTACAGTTAACATTATAGAGCCCATTAACAATAAGGGCAAAATCCGCACAGATGAGGAAATGCTTACTGAACTTACTGATTTGATGTGGGATAACAATGAGATTACTGCTACCATTCTGGACAGCATTGGTGCAATCCAGACATCCGAACAGCGCACTACTGATATAGGTGAGGGGTTTGCAGGCAAGCGTGCTATTTCTGTTGGGGAGTTTGCGATTAAGATGAAGACCGCTTTGATAGGGCGCAAGACCCCTGCTGTTGCGTTCGTTACCAATCACGCCCACGCAATTATGGGCGGTGGCTATGGTCATCAATCAGCAGGAGGTAAGAAATTACAGCACTTGGTAGCGGTGAAGTTGTATATTTACAATTCCGCCAAAGATAATATCAAGAGCGGGGATGATGTGCTGGCACTGGTGCAGGGCGGGAAGGTAGAGAAACTGCGCTTTGGTGGTAAAGGTGGGGAGTTCAAGTTTGTCATTGCTCCTAATTATGGTGTGCGCCCCAACCTGTGTGCCTTGCAGGATTGTGTGGACTTGGGGCTGGCGGAGCGTGGCGCAGTAGTAAAGATTGGTGATAAATCATTTGGAAGGATTAGCGAGGTATTCCAACGGGATATGGATGGCGACAATGATTTCTTCACCCCATTTTATAAGGCATTAAAGGAGCATTATGAAAGCATTAAACCAACTGGAATGGAGTAGAAGACTATTCCCAAAAAATGTTACGGAGTCTTGGCACGATATGAAGATTCAATTTGCCTTCACTTTTCATCCCTCATTTTATTCTTTGGATGATGGAATTGGTGTTGACCCTGGCAAGAACTGGGGGATTGGGATAGCACAAACTGGGTATTTGACGGTATGCTGGGGAACATTCCCCAAGATGAGGAAGGATTTTGAATATCTAAACTATATCCGTTCCTTTATTATTGAGTGGTTTCCAGAAATTCCAGCCAAGATATGTATGATAGAAGGTCCAAGTTATGGCTCATTATTCAAACAACCTATGCTGGAGGATGTGCGTGCTGGCTTTATGCTCGGCTTCAAGACAATCGGCAAACTGGTGGATTATGTTCCACCGCAGAGCGCACGGAAACAGGTGTTTGGGAATGGTAGAATAAAAGCGAGCGAGATGTGGTTGGGAATTAATCCCAATGCTGCGGACGCAGGTGCGCTGGCTCTATACGCTGGAGGATATAAGCATGAGGAAGAATAATTGGAATGATGGGGATATAAAGAAGTTGAAGAAGATGTATTCTCAGGGCAAGGGTTGGCTTGAGATTTCAGAAGCATTGGGGCGCACCCCTGATAGTGTGCGTATGTGGTATAGAAATAATGTAGGGGAAACGGGCAAGTCGGGCAAACTTATAGACCCCGAGTATATCTCCAATAATCGCCCAATAGTGGGGCTGTTTGATGTGGAAACCCTACCCGCTGATGCGTATGTGTGGCGGTTGTATGATGAGAACATAGGTACGGAGCAGGTTATATCCAGCACAGGTTTTCTCAGTTGGGCTGGTAAGTTTCTCAACGCTCCTGATGTGTATTCCGATGTATTGACGTCAAAAGAGGCACTGGAGAAAGATGATGAGCGCATTACAAGGTCGTGCTGGGAATTTCTACATCAATGCGATGTAGTGGTGGGGCACAACATCATCAATTTTGACAGCAGGGTAGCCAACACCTTTTTCCTGAAATATGATTTACCCCCATTGAAGTATATTATGGTGGATACTTTGAAACTTGCCCGCAAATACTTCTGGTTTGAAAGCAATAAGATGGGCTACATCAATCGCAGGTTGTGTATTAAAGAGAAGATAGAGAATGAGGGCTTTCCGTTATGGCGGGATTGCAGGGAGGGGGACAGCGTTGCGCTGGGTCGTATGCTGGAATACAATAAGGGGGATGTGCTGGCGTTGGAGCAGTTATATTACAAGTTCCGCCCGTACATCACACACTTTAATGTAGCCTTATACAATGAGATGGAGGAGTGGCAGTGTCCTGTATGTGGTAGTCAGAATTTGAGTGCGGAAGGGTTTTACTATACCCCCGCAGGCAAGTGGCAGTCTATCCGATGTCTGGACTGTAAGTGTATATCCAGAGCCAAAAACAATATGCTCAATAAGTATAAAAAGAAATCTTTGCTGGTGAACTCTTAAATATGGCAAAGATAAAAGTATATTCCAAACAACTGGCGTATCCCTATGTGGATGAAGTGGAATGGGAATTTGTGCGGGAGTGTCCTGTGTGTGGGGGTAGGGATTTCTCTCTATACTGGAAGGAAAAGATAGAGGGGGATTATCCGCTGGACTGGTGGGAGTGCTCAAAATGCACCCTTGTATTCTTGAGCCCTCGTATGTCTGACAGGTACACAGATTTCTTTTATGCCAATCATTATAATGTTCACCATGTTTTGAGGGATGAAGAAATAATGAGGCAGGAATTGAGAGCCAATATATTCAATGAACTGCGCATTGCGTCTAATATACAACCGAAGCGCCATCTTGATATTGGCGCTTCGGTAGGAAGAATGGGAAGTATTATATCAGAGCAGTCAGGATGTGAGAGTGTCGGGGAAGAACCCGATGATACCTTTCGTAATTATGGGATAGAGAAATATGGGGCGAATCTGGTAAAGACCCTAGATGAATTGGAGGGGAAATTTGATTTGATTACTATGTCGCATGTGCTTGAGCACTTCAATCACCCCAGCGAGTTTATACAAAACCTGAAGAAATATATGACCGATGACTGTGATATAATGATTGAAGTGCCGAATGGGGAGGCGTGGGAAGCGTCATTCAAACTTTACCACCCATTGGTGTTTAAGGATACATCGCTCAAGGCGTTTCTTACTCTAAATGGTTTCCAGCCAAAGATGGTTGCTAAGCACAGGATACCCTTATTTGATTCACCTGTGTTGCGGTACTTAGATGTTGTGGCAAAAAGAAAGCCCCCAGAGTAGGGGGCTTATTTATTTACTGCGGGGTTTTTGCTATATATCGTCCAGCCTTATACAGACCAGATGCAGTTCCGCCGAGCGCAATGCCGTTCAGTATAATTCCCAAGATGACTTCCATCTCAAGACCTTCAAATGTACCGAACTCAAGCCATGCTTCGGAAGCACCGAACACGATGCCCAGTCCCAATGACAGAAGGGTAAGGTCTTTACCACTCAACCATCCCTTTTCTTTCACAAAGGCTACGACTGCCAGCGCCGCAGGAAGCATACCCCAATTCCCTTGAATAAAGAGAAGTAGTTGCTTCAAATATTCTGCTATCATGTTTTACTCCTTTCCTAATTAAAGATAAACTCGTTTAGTTTGCAATCAAAGAAGAAGTTGTCGCCTTCTTTGCATACTAACCTTACACGGTCGCCGACCTTCGCCAGCAACAGCATTTCATCGGCACACTTGACGGGAATATCCTGACCCTTTTTGACCACATCACGCAAACGAATAATATCTATGTCGTCCGCCCCGATGATTATAGAATCATACTCAAACACAAATGAGTCAAGTTTTATCCGCATCCATTCGCCATCCATCTGTGGCTCAAATGCCATGATGTCCTGCATCACAACGCCTTCCACAATGAACTTCCTACCGACCCCACCTTGGGGCTCAAAACTGAAATCAAATCCTTCGCTTTTCACAGCGGGGAATACTATCAGATATAATACGCCCGCAATGATAAGCAAAAGCATTGCGTTCTTCTTAAGCCACTCCTGTACTGCTTTCATATTGTCTCCTTTCTACTTATTTTATTCCGAACCGAGTTACCAAATCTACGGCGGATAATACTCCACCTATAATTCCCCCACCAATCGCCATTTTCAGCCCAATGCCGATTTGGCGGTTTTCCTCTCGCTTCTCCCATAATGTTCGCACCCGATATTTTATTCCGTCCCCATTGCTACCATTAATGTCCTTATCTAAATCGTCCACACATTTTGCCTGCTGTTTTGTCAGCGCAATGTGGGTATCTAACTTCTTATCAAGGTCGTGAAATTTATCTTCTAAATTATCAAAACGCTTGAGTAGTTCTTCTCGCAGGGCAATGTTACTGACACCAGCCATAATTCCGCTCCTTATATCTTTACAATGTATTTGGGATTAGAACTAATCCACATTTTACAGCAGGGGCAACTCGGCACTTCCACCTGTACCCAAGTAATTCCACTTGCTTCCTCATATACAGGGGCTTCATCTGTCAAAAACAATATCTGCCCCCTCTCAAATATTACTTCACTTGTGCCAGCGAAGTATTTTGGATTTGACCTTCCACGCAGGAAATTGGCAGTAATCTTTACCCTGTCTCTCGGCTCATCTGGTTCGGGGGTGGGGGGTATCTGCTTCTCAATCCACAGGCAGAAGTCTATAATATCACCATTGAAATAGTTGTGGTCTATGGGCTTCTTTAAGTCTGTGCCGATGGGTGTGTAAGTAATCCTGTCGCTGAACTGCCAGATAGTCCAAGTGTCCCACACACTCGGTACTTCCACTTTATCCTCGCTGGTATAGTGCGCCAGCCATAAGGGATACCTGCTCCAGTGTGGTTTGACTATGTTCTTTAGCGTTGAAGGATTGGAATATAGTATTGGTATTTTACCGAACATGCGCTCCATCTCAACAAGGCACTTATCCACCCTGCCTGAACTGATATTCGGATTATTGGCGGGTTCAACATCCAGCGCAGGGGGCAAATCCAGTTCAAACCCCACCCTATGCACCGTGTCATAAAAATTCTGTATCTGTCTGGTCGGGTCTGCATACACCCAGTCACCATTAACATTAACAAACCCTTCCCTGTAATAATGGTATGCGCCGACCGCAAAACCGAAATCTCTTGCCTGCCTACAATGCTCAAGAAATATGTTCCACCAAGCATATCCTTCTGTGGCTTTGACAATGATTGCTTGACAGCCTTTGTCTTTGAACAGCTGCCAGTATTTGGTCAGGTCGCCGTTCCAATGTGAGATGTCGTGAATGAGTACTCTGTCCATAATTGTTCCTGTTATTAGAATTTGAAGCGGGAGCGGGCGGTGGGTATGCCCCTGCGAGAACGGAATACCTTTACCTCGCCCTCTGCTGTATAAACAACGGTTAGTGTAGGTCTGTATGCTTCTGTTGCATTATTCACAGCAGCGAAAACTATTGATTCATTTCCTGTTGGGGCTGTTCCTGACCCGTCTCTATCTCTATTACTCAATAAGCCGTAGTAGGTATATCCAGTCTTGTTTATCCAAGCCGTATTGAGATTGCCGCTGGTATATGGGGTGTTGATTGATATTCCACTTGTATTGCGCCAGATATTATCGTCTGCATCTGCTGCCAGTATTCCATCATATACCGTTTCCCGATTTCCATCTGAAATAGGGTCGCTGGCAGACCAATTATATTTGACAATATCTACATCAAAATCAGTGGTGGAACTATCTGTAGTGGCGGTCAATGTCAAATTGACTTGAGTAATTGTACTGCTCGCCCCAATAATAGATGTATCAAATTTAAGCACAACCCTGTCAATATAATAAATGCCACCCGACAATGTCTGCCCGCATTGACAAGTAGCATCTTGATATGTAGATGTGCTTCTGGCGGTGGAATAGGTTGCATTATTACCACGAACACGATGCGAAGTTGTGCCTGTAATATCCGCCATAATTTATGAACTTATTTTATTTACAAACCCGAACAACTGCACTGTTCCTGCGGTGGAACGGAACGCTTTTATTACTGTTGCGCCGTTGAAGGGCAGCCCAGGCATCAGGCAGTTATCCAGCATACTTTCCCTTGTGCCAATCGTCTGTGTTATCAAGTCATCTGTTGCGCCACATTCAATCGTGATGGTTGCGTCCGCTGTGCTGTTGTTCTGTGCATACAGGTACACCTCATCATACGATTCTGGGGTTACGCTGTCCGCAGAAGTGGAATAGGCAGTATGAATGGTGTTTGCGCCAGAAGAAGTGGTGGCGGCGACCAGCACGGGTTGTCCATTGGTTGAGCCAGACAGGGCTCTTTTTACATACGAACTCATATTTTACCTCCTATGAGAATACTTGCGCTTTCAATATTAAATCGCCAATAATTGCATCTACATTACCCGATACGACCGTGCCGAGGGCGGTAATGTTTGCCTGTGTAAAGTGTTCATCGGCAGAGAAGTTGGTCAGGGCATCGTGGTCAATATCTGTGGTAAGGTCGTGCGTGTTCTTTAGTTTGTCGTGGTCAATCGCCTTATCCGATTTACGGCTGGCTATCGCCTTTTCCTGCGCTATCCTGTGCAGGTTGACGGAAGAGGCTTCATCCACATATCCAGCAATCGCTACCACCTCACGCACCAACTGGTTGTAAAGATTGGCGGATACTACAGGCACAAGTAATTCGCCCGTGGTCATCGCAGCAGCGGTAGAGCCATCTGCGCCACGAGTGCAGGAAGTAAAGGTAGCCCCACTGATGCCTTCCGCATAGATAATCTCGCCCGTGGTTTTATTAACAAGATACTGCGGGGCAGTAATACCCGATATGGTAGCGTTGACGGTAATGGTGGTGGTTGTAGAATTATGCGAACCGCTGACCGTAAAGGATTTTTGATTAACAATATTTTCTGATATGTCAGGGGCAACCCCTGGCACAAATGTTGCGCTGGAAGGTTCTGCCATATTATCCTATTTCCTTTTCTACTTCTACAGAGAAGGGATATGAACGGCTTACATATCCTGTTTTGGTAAGCCCTACCTGCCCGTCCCAAATCCCTGGGCGGGTGAGAAGCGAGCCACTTGAAAACGCCCACGATACTTTCCCATCGCTCCCATCTGTAGTCCAAGAGCCCGTTGAAGTAATCGTTACTTTGGAATCGGGGGAGCGGAGTTTTACGGTAATACCCGTATAGGAACTGACATCCTGCGCATCCCCGTCAAAGTCCTTCAGTGTAACGGTATGGCTCTTGCCGTATTCGCCGACAACCAGCCCCTTCAACAGGGGCAGTGATACCTTTTCTGTCATAATTAAACCTCGTAAATATCTTCCGCTGGGGCTTCTACATACTTAATATCGCCAGCAGGATTATCGCTATAATATATATTTACAGCGGGCAGAGCAACAAACTTGATGTCGCCCAGCACCCCCAGTTCATATTCATTGATGAAATAGCCTCCCCACGACATAAGGACTTTGCCCCATTGGGCGGAGGAAATCCCACCCTGTCCCCACGAAGAAGGGGAAATAAATATTGTGCTCATTTTATACCGCCGCCCATGCCGACCCGTTATACACATCTAAACGGGATTCAGTTGTATTCCAGACGATTGTACCTGCTTCTACGGATAATGCATCTCGCTCTGCGGTAGTTACTCGGGGGAATGATATATAATCCTTGTTGACGATTACCTCACTTCCAACCGCCAGTTGGGTATTGGTATATGCGCCTGCGTCTTTCAGGTAAAAGTGTTGTGCAACAGAGGGAGCAGTTACGGATAAAGAATCTACCGTATTGCCTGTGAACATGGTCAGGTCATCTACTCCGACTGGTGAGCCAACTGGCGTCCCCTCATTCAGCCCAATCACATCCAGCAGTTTATCGGATGAAGTCAAGGTAATACCATTAAAGGAAGTTTTGCCTGCTGTGCCGACAAACGGCGACCAACATACCAGTCCAGTCTGTACCACATGCTTGTTGATATTATTGCTGTCTGCTAATGTCGCTACCTCATCTGCTGATAGTATGCGGTTGTATATGCGTATATCTTGGATTTTGCCGTCAAAGGAATAATCATCATACGCAGCCAGCAACCCAATCCCCAGCACATCACTGGTTGTTATTGCTGTTCCGCTTGGTGTAATCTGTTCTGTTATTGCTACAGAACTTCCGTTCAGATAAAATATTGGGTCGTTTGCCGTGCCTGTATTATTGTATGTAATAACAAGGTGTGTGTTGACGGAAAGTGAGGCATTGCTATTTGTGTACCATTGACCAGCCGTTCCAGAAAACGCCTGTACAAATGTGATTTTGTTTGGCGCGCTAATATTGGAGAAAACTACATCAAATGCTCCAAAAGTATGTCCTGCTGGTTTTGTTGTATCCCCACCATTTACCATCACACCAGTGTCTTTATAAGTATCAGCAAAATACCAGCAACTAACGGAGTATGCAGTCAATCCATCTGCCAAACTTCCATATTTTATTCCATCGCCATTTGCTATAAAGTCAACAGCCATTAAACCTCTTTCCCGTAGAAATTATGTATTGTAGGATTGTACTCATACTGCATTATGATATTACCTAGCCAAGTGAGTGAATAGTAAATCGTTATTGGTTCTTTTGTACATCGTTCATAGAACATAACCTTGTGTGCGGTCGGCGTTGGTCTGCAACCATCAACCTTATAAATCTCTTTACCAAACTCCTTTTCGCCAACTTTATACCCGTTCCAGATAGACAACTGCCCACCCTTAAATGTATATTTGACGCAAATCTTTTGCCCCCCTAAATATTCTGGGTCGTGCCAGCAGAAATAACTCTCCCTTTCACAAGTATAAGAAAGTGGGTGTTCGGGCATAACTGGATAAGGATTAGAAGATGGTATGCCAAACAGCATTAATGCTAACAATGTAAGGATTCCTATCTTATTCATATCTCACCTCCACTTAACATTATACCACATCTCTTACAGTTATTACAAGGGCAAAACTCAATGCTCCTGTGGGGGCGGTGCGAGTCATTTGGTATGTCTGCCAGCCCGTTGTATTATAGGTGTATAATGTTCCCAGTACATCGGTGCGGAGTAAAGTTCCAGCAGAGGCGTCATCGTACCACTTTATCTCAATCTTTGAATACGCCCATTCATACTGCACTGGGTTGTACAGGTAGCCATTAAACAGGTAAGCACTTCCTGCTGTTGCACCAACCCTGTCGCTGGTCAATACCCCATTACAGCCATAGGCAGTCGGGGTAAATTTGGCTGCGTATGTGCCGCCATACTTTGGGCTGGTTACAATGCTCCATGCACCATAGGTTTCTGTGGTTTTTGTCCAGTTGGTTAATGCTCCAAGTTCAAACCCACCATTGGTTGTCAATTCCGTAGCAGTTGCATCCAGTTCGGATAAATCCATAGCCCATACAGGTACAGATTCGCCGTCTGGTAGTACCATCATTAATTTACCAATACGGGTGTAATCCCCACTGGTGGCGGTGTGTTTGATGATGTAGTTCAGCGTGTTGATGTCAATAGAGGTTGCGCCGATAGTTGCCAGCCCCCCAGCAAAAACGCCTATGCCATCCTCGTGGCGTAGCCCAAATTGCAGGGTATCATCTTCTATCCCTACAATAGAGTATCTTTCCCCACCATATATTACAGGTGGATAGGCAATCCGCACACCAGAAAATCCATAGGTGGGGTCTTTATCATTCCCCGCCCGAAACTCACCTGCCTTAATCAAGCCCAAGTTCTCATCTATTTCGGATAGAGAGGTAACGATAATCTGGTTGGCGGCGATGCGGATGCGTGCTGGCAGTTCTTCTATTAACAATAAAATCTTGCGTAGAAGTTCTAATACTTTCTCTACCATATATTCACGCTTATATCCTGCATTTGTTGGTGGGCAGAGGTAGCAAGTTTTAGCACCTCGCCCCATTTTGCTTCTTCTATTACTGCGGGGTCTTCCTCTAATTCATTTACACCAAACGAACCCCACGCCGCACCTGAGCCAGCCAGATTGAACAGTCGGCGCATTTTATTCTCAAAGGTGTACAGGTCGTATATCTCTTCATCGGTAATGTGGAATACGGTAAAGCCCATATCTTGCAGGATGCTGTCCTGCTCCTCATCCTTTGCCATGCGTAGCATTTCTGTATGCGTTGGACCGTCTACCTGTATAATCAGTTTCATATCCTCAAACATAAAGTCCACAACCAGCCCGCCCAATTGCAACCTGCCCCCCGATAAAGATGATTGGAAGGAAAAATCTCGCTCAACGAGAAAGTGCATCATCTCTACCAAGAACTTGAACATGATGCGCTCGGGCAGAGAGCCTCGCAGTTGTCCCTTTGGTATGGCTCTGGCTTCCAGATTATCCATACTGTAGTCAGGGCGATACACTCCCCGTTTGTGCAGCACAAACCACCAAGGCGATTTGTTAATCTCTTCCTTCTTGAGCAGGTCTGCGGTGCGCAGGTGTACGGGGCGGTCAGTCGGCTGTGGTATTTTTATACGCACCTGCCGAGATTTCTTCGGAGGCTCAAAAATAGTCCGTATTGGTCTTATTCCGCCAATGCGAGCCATTATTTAACCTCTGCAAGATTTAACGCCACCACCATTTCGGTGATTGGACTGTCCCCGCCTTCATCTCTATCCCACTCTACCAGCTCGCTGGAAATTGCTGTTACATAGACATAGTAGATTTCGCCTGATATATCTATAAACTCAATCGGGGCTTTATTATTCCTTGCTGCCCGCAAGTCAGATATTACTTTCTTTGGCATACGCCGTTCTCTGGATACACCCAATTCCATATCCTTGGCAATCGGTATCATCACACTCCAACCGTAGGCTTCCTCTGGTCGCATAATAAAGCGCAGGGATATTCCCTCTAGAATGGGGGATTGGGCTGCTGCGTTGGTGGTAAAGGTAATCTTTATCGTGATGTAGTTATATTCTACAGTAAGGTTGCCCCCTGGATTGTCCAACGTGGTAACCCCATTGCTTGTTATCTTATCCCATTCTACCCAGCTCCCATTATCCAGTTTATAATACACAGTCAGATAGCGACTGGCAGTAACATTGCTGGCTTCTATAATAATAGATGGAGAGGACTTGATTACATCTCTATATACCATATCCCAGCGGGAAGTGATGAGTTCGTGCGTACCAGAAGTGGGGAACGCTGCGTACGGAAATTCCGATTGGCTCTGGAAGGGGATATAATAGGTTGCATCGGTTGTGGAGTCTAAATGATACCACAGGTAATTATTTACCGAATCATAGCCCATTGCAGAAATGGTGTCCGAGCCGTTGGATACCAATCGCATCAGTTTGACCCACGCTACGCCGTCAAAGCAAAGTAAATCTTCTGCATAGGTGGTTTCGTTGGTACGGGCGGTGCAGTAGAGAAATCTGCCCGCCGCTACAAAATTGTCAAATCTACCATAGGTGGTATAGGGGAAGCTGTCGGTCAGTCGCGGAGGCGTAACATCAGACAGCCTCGCCCCATTCCACTGATATATCTTGTCCCTTATCGGGAACAAAAGATACCCATTGTGAACAGCCGCAGAACGAAAGTTGTCGTCTGAGGCTTCGTTGGTAAAGTCCAGTATGCGGGTGGCTATCATATCATCCCCAATCATCCATACCCCGTCATTCCTGAACACATATAGGTTTCCCATAAAGGTTTCTGCGCCGATAGTGGCAGGACCGCCGACCTGACCAACTGTTATAATATCTGTATCTGCGGTTGTACCCTCTAAATCGGACAGGTCTTCCGTGCTGTCCCGATGAACATAATTTGTATCATCTTTACCAGCATACACATATCCCTTGTGCGCAATCATCCAAGAATAATCTGTGGCGTTGTTATCATTGCCAGCGTCCGTTACGGTATCGCTGGTATCTACCTTCTGAATACGCAATCCGTCTGGACAGAAGAATAAGTATGTGCCAGAGGGAAAGGCGTAATTAACAGTAGCGGTAGAATAAATGCTTGACCAAGTTCCGCTGGAATACTTGCGAAGTCCCCCTGCTCCCCACGCCCACAGTGCGCTATTCCACACACAAAAGCCTTCTTTAGCATTGTTGTTTGTATCAGAAGAAGTAGCGGAGGTGAACATCATAACAATACCAGAATGGCGCGTGTCTATGTTGCCCGTTGTACTCATATAGCCCATTTCATCATCATACCAGCAATGACCAAATCCGTGTCGCCAATCGGTCTGGTCGTGTATCTGGTACAGGGCTAATTGAGAGTGGACAACTGCACCGCTGGGGGTAGATGACCTAGGTGCGAAAGTCTACGATGTCCTTGTCTCGGTAGGATAGTGCATTATACCACTCTCCAGCAAGACGGACATCGCCTAATTCATTAGTCATATTCTTGACTTTTTCCTCCTTTCGTGGTATAATAAGTCTTAGTGGACTTATTTCCACAAAGATGGGTAAATATTATGAAAAATAAAATGATTATTTCTCCGCAGGAATTAGAGCGTTTATACATAGATTGCCAACTCTCTACATTTGAAATTGCTGAAATGTTTGAAGTAGTTCACCAGACTGTTTCTGTTTGGTTGAATAAACATAATATTCCTACTAGAAATGCGTCTAGCAGAACAAGGATTAGATATAGACGAGATACCAAGTACACTATGGATGATTCTTTTTGGAATAAATGGACACCAGAATTTTCTTGGTTTCTGGGGTTGATGTTCGCAGATGGAAATATCCATCCAGATAGAGCCAGAGCGTATCTTACATCTAAAGATATTAAGCTTCTTAAACAAGTTAGAGACCTTTTGAAATCTAATTTTAAAATTCAAACCAAAGCCACTACTCCTCAACTTATTATAAACTCTATGGATAGGGTTGAGCATCTTGAAGGACATGGAATTACAAAATCCAAAACATATACGGTGAAGTTTCCATATATACCTGATGAATTTATGTCTCATTTTGTTCGTGGTTTTATTGATGGAGATGGCTGGTTGACAATTAGGAAAAACGGGCAGGCAGAGTTTGGAGTGGAAATTAGTAGTGAGAGTTTCGCTTTTGACTTGTATAAAGTACTTATTGGCATCCCAAATATTGGCAAGATTGGTTATTATGTTAGAGATAGAACTAAAGAAATAAGAAAGGACGGGCGGAACATAAGACATAAACGCCCTATAATATCTATTAGAGCATGGGGGAAAACTGCTATATCTATATTTAAATGGTTGTATATGGATAGTTCTCCATCTATTAGATATGAAGTTAAATACAATCGGGTTAGTCATCTTTTGTAATTACCAGTCCAGTGGATTATCTCTTGGAGTGCTTCGGGAAGCCAGCACATCTGATTCTATCGTCATATCAATCGGCTGGCGAAATGCCCTTTCATTCCTGATACGCTCTGCCCTTGCCTCGTGCTGTTGTTCCATAAGAGCATACTTCTCTCGGTCGGTTCGGCTGGAAGATACTCTACTACCAGCCAGAAGCGCAACGGCTTTATTGACCACATAATCTTTTGGCACGATTGTAGTGCTACTTTCCGATGTCAATTCTAACGGCTCAGTAGCATACACCAATCGTATGCGTGAACCATATAGGCGGGGATACCTTCCTGATAAATACAGGGTGCTGGGATGCTCATCCCTATCCCCGTGCCACGCAGGAACACGATACCATACATCTGTCTGTTCGCTTGGATTCCATACTGCATACTTGCTGGTGGAATCGGGGTTGGTTGTCCAAGTGGCTACATTGAGCTGGGTTGTACCTGTAACGCTGGTAACCGCCTTGAGTTGTCCCTTGCCTGTTCCATCATAAATGGATAACTTCCAGCCTGCTTCTACATCAGAGAAATCTGCGCTGGTGTCTGTTAGAGATGTGGCTGCGCCTGCTGTGGCAGTCCCCTGCATAATTTCTGCGGGCTGTTCTATCCACACGCTGTAAATAATCCAAGGGTCGTAGGTCAGCGAATTGACACTATACTCTAATGTGTCCTCTTGATGTACCAGTGTTTCATCCGTAACAATATCATAGAAGGCGGGGAAGCCAGAACGGATTGCTTCATTGATGGCGGCGTGCAGTTCAAAGGTGCTCCATATATTATGTATCTCGTACTGCGTAACAGACGAAGGCGTACCATCAACGGCATATTCTAAATGAAGGGCATCATCCGCAGCAGAGAAGTGGTCAATTAATCTGGTGTTTCCTATGTTCCCTGTACTGCCTGTATCTGCTGACACATAGAACCACATACCCCGCCAGAAATCATCTGGCTGGGTCAGGGTGCTGTCAGTAATCTTTGATGTGGTGGATGTGCTGTCGCAGGCTAGGTAGGAATTAAATCTGCGAAACCACTCCATACCTAACATACGCCCTACATCTCTGCGGAGCGTGGCTCTAGTTGTGGTTGGTTTGCTCAAAGGCAACCTCCTTTAAGTAACGGTTACTTATGCGTCTCTCTGCACTACAATTCGGGCAGCTAGTGCCTGATTGCTGGAATAGGTTGGAGTTCCTCTTGCCACCAGCACACCGTATATACTCTGCCCTGATGGCAGGTAAAAGCCGTATTTGGTGTTGTCGGTGGACATATAGATTTGATTGTCCGCAAGTTGTTTTGCATCCCCAGACGCAAATACATACTGCGCAACCACATAATCCTGTTCGGCGTCTGCTAAATCAAATGCAGCATTGTCACCTGTAACAGATGTGGTTACCAGCGGGCGGTCAAATAATATTAATTCCAATCCTGTGGCGGTAGTGCTGGAGTCTATAATGGAAGCACCAATTACCACGCCTCCCCCAATATCACTCTGTACCGCATTTTTGAACTCTAAAATCGCAGTACCAACTAAGTCCCCAGCAGCATACGCGCTGGTGGATGGGGTGATGTCAGTGGATATGAGTGTCCATGTATTTCCATGCAGTTTCACGCCTTCTGTCTTTGCCATATTATGTTCCTTTCCTTTTACTTAAGTCCATAATGGTCTGGGCATCTGGTATAACATTTGCCCTGCCAATATCTGGGAATTTCTCGGCAACTTCTGCAATATTGCGCATCTTGTTTTCTGGTCCAATGCGGATAAAGTCCGCCAGCCCGTCTCGCTTCAGTTGCTCTCGTTTCTTATCCCAGTATAAATCTACAATAAAGTCTGGCAGTTCATATTCAACCCCAGGCTCTAGTTTATATTGCTTCGTTTCTGTGCCAACAGGAATAGTCAGTATTTCTGCTTCCCAGCGCAACGATTTCCCTCCCCCACTTGTCCGTATAAATACAGGATGTCCCTGCGGAATTAGTTTTACTTTGGGGGCGTCAGATAATTTCTTTTGAAACTCAATCTGTGCCAATGCGGATTCGGCAGCAATCTCCTGCCTTATCTGCTTGGTTATCTCTGCTGTATTTGCGGATACCTTATCTGGGTCAAGGTCTCTCTTGGTCTGCTCAAACTTCAAACGCTGTTCGTCAATCCATTTCATCTGGTTATCCATATAGCGTTTCATCTCATTATCACGGGCTTCGGCTGCCGCCAAGTGCTGATTAAGTCGCTGTTGCAGTTTCTCGTCCAGCTCACCCATTAATATCTTTGCTACCCCAGCCGCAATCTCCGCAGCCTTCTTGTCATCCGCAGAAATAAATTCATCTGATAGCACTGCTTTAATTTCTGGGGCTTCCCCCGTGCCGTATGGGTTTATCTCTTTATCCAGAATTTCTTTCTGCTCTTCTGGGGAGCGTATATTACTTTTCTGTTCCGTCATTACTGCCTCCGTCTTTCTTACGAGCGTCAAACATTATGCCCCCATCTAAATTATAATATGCGTCAAACAATTTCAGCATCTCTCTTGCTTCTTGCTCTGCGCCGCTGGATAGTTGAAGCACATCCCGTTTAATGATGGCTTCCTGCTGTTTCTGTATCATCAACTCTTCCAACTCAGGGCAGGTTGGTAGATACTTTTCCAAGCCCATTACAATTCCATCCGCCATCTGGTATTCAGCAAGGTTATTTTCAACCTGCCCCATAATTTCCCAGATGCGGATTTCCATTTTCTGGCGTAATCCAATGCTGTTATCATTGAAAGCATATATCTTACCTTTTAATAAATTACATTCAGGGGGCAGATAAACATCCACGCCCTTTCCCATTGCCAACCCTATAAAATACTCTGCGCTGTCCCGCTGATAATTATATTCAGAATCCGACTTCATATCAAAGCCGTATATCTCAATACGGTCAATCTCTTCCATTAATGCCTGTGCTATCATAAATGCCAGCGAACTGGTAAAGAAATTGCCAAACTCCCGTACAGCCCTTGAATGGTCAAACTTTACGCTGTTGGGAATTTCGGGGAAATGGTCGTGCATGATTATTTTGATGTCCCCATGGGGTTGGGTAAGCCACTCCCAGTGCTCCCTATCATTCTGGCTTGTACCAATATTCTTTTTCAAATACCCGATGGGGTGGATTTCAAATACATAATCCATTCGCTTTATAAATGAAGCGGAGTGCCCATGGTTGAGCGTCCATACTTCTACATCCTCATCCCACGGCACAAGGTCTCTGGTCGTGGGGGAATACCCCACCATTGCTACAGTGCGTTTGGCTTTTTTCATCGCTCAATCCCCCTGTCCAGTCCTACAAACTCATCATATATCTTGCAGGCACTTTTCAATCCAGAAGCAATGCCGTGATTACGGTAGAAATACTCCCGCAGTTTATCGGCTTCATGCTCTGCCCTATCACACTCCTCCCCAAGTTCAGGATATAGCTTACAGGCTTCTATCAAGCCCTTCCACGCCCCAACCGCATAGTTGGTTTTCTTCATATCATCTTTCAACTTCACCAAGATATGATTGGCGTTGATTTCCATAGACTGCCGTGCGCCCAGCATAATATCATCATAACCATAATCCGCATAGCCCGTCATCAATTTGCTTACAGCAGGAATAAATATATCAATACCCATCCCTTTGAAATAACCAATCCAGAAGTGCATATTGGCTCGCTGAAATAGGTATTCTGTGCCAGCACTCATATCTGTGCCGTAGATTTCAATACGCTTAAAGCCATTCAACACACCCCACGCCAGAATATAGGCAGGGGTACTGCAAAAATAATTGCCGTATGTATTTACAATTTCGTCAAAGGGGAATGGGACACTTGACGGAATATCCGCCCACCTCTGCTGCATATAGATAGGGAATCTATACTCTGTTTGCAGCCAGTCCCAGTGTCGTAGTTTGCAGGGGTCGGTCGTTTCCTCTTTTGTGAGGATATTACCGTACGCCTCGCTCTGATTCTGATTTTCTGTTCTTGTAAAAGATGCACGGGGGTGCAACTGAAACCATACAAGATTTCCTTCCTTGCGCTTAAACCAAGGGAAAGCGTATTCCTCGTTTAAGCCAGCGATTGTAATTTCAGGGTTCTTCCATGGCGCATCCCCTCTTGAGGAGGGCGACATACCTACAATCGCCAAGGTTTTAGGTTTCTCCATAATGCCTCCGCATAATGATTGCTTGGGGGAAGGACTAGCCCTCCCCCTTATTAGTTTTAGTTTTCGGTGTAGTTCTCGTCTGCGTAAGGTTTGTAATGCACATACACCTTGTACTGTCCAGCACTAGAGGTGGGGGAATGAAGTGCCCAGATATTTACTGCATCTGTCGTCAGTAATCCACCTGCTGCTTTTGCCGACCCATAGTGGGCGGAGTGCCATCCGACATTTAACACATCGGTACTGGAATGGAACAGGTCTGTATCAGAACTGTCGCCAATGACCAGATAGTCTGGGGACGCACCTGTAATCGCCGAATCTGTTTGCACAACCACATCCGTAATCAGGATATTTTTAGGTACAGCAAAGAGTTGAGCAGGGAGGGTATCCGTGCCAACTACAACCGTACCTGATTGTGCAACATAGATGGAGTTTTTCAGGGCATCCGCAAGCTCGTGCCCGACCGCCTGTACTGGAGGAAGTTTGATTATTTTAGCGGTAACGCTCATATTATTCCTCCTTTACTTTATGTGCCAGTTGAAGGTGCTAAGTCAGTATCTACGCCTCTTGAATAGGTAACACGGATTTTGGCAAGTCCTTCTGTGTTTGTGCCGATGTTGCCACTTCGTGTTACATCAATACTCTGTGCTGCGGTGTATAAACGCCCCTGTGCGTATGCTACGGTCGTTGCCATATTTGCGAATACGGCGGAACTTGCTGTGTTGAACAGCGTGTCCGTCCAGAAGCCATCTGGGTCAGTTGTATCGCCAATAGTATAGACACCCGAGTCAATGAATGTGTCCACAATCTGTACTTCTACATTGTGTACCATCACATTGGCTTCGGTGATTTCTACGATTGGAAACACGGCTGACGCTGACTGGGTATTCACATCTGGGCTATCGCCCGTGCTGTTACCAACGGTAACAATACGCTGATAGGTTGGTCCTATACGCTCGCCTTCACCAGGAATATATAATTTAGTCATTTTATCCTTCTCCTTTAATCATCACTAAACATGTTAGTGTGACTCATATTACGAATCCAGGCAGAGTTGAGGATTTCCAAGTCAAAGGCTGCTTTCCAGCCCACTGAGCCTCGTTGATTCAACTCATCGTTGCCATATCCTAACGGCTTCGCAATTATCTCAACTGGCTTTACATTCTTACCAGTCATCGTATATTCCTGCGCTCCGCCTTGGTCCACATTCTGCGGGTCTATATTTGAAACGCCAGCGGTAGCGTATGACTCTTCAGCGATGAAGAGTGCGCTATACACATCTGTCGTGCTGCCTACGCCTGCGTTTGCATTTTCATACACATTGGACGAAACATAGATTTGGCAGTTTAACATGCGACCCATGCGACCTGACCGTAATGCGGCTTGGTCTGTTTCAAAGACGAACGCATTTACAAAGGTTGCGTCATTGAACAAACTTGCCATGGAATGAGGGTGCAGAAGAACAATAAAGTCCCCGCCCTCTTTTGGTAGTGCATCGGCTGCCTGAAGCGCAAACACCTGCTTCACTATATCCTTAAAGGATATGTCGTGGGCGGGTGAGTCTAAACTCGCCACTGCGCTTTGCCCCGCTGAATATGCTGCTGTCGCTCCTGCAATCAACGCCGTTCGTGCAATCCTGTCAATACTATCACCACACTGTTCACCAAGAATACGACTGCACTCCATGATGATGTCGTCAAATTGCTCAAAATCCACCTGGTCGGTGAAGATAATGTATGCCTATTTCAATGTCCTAATTTATATCTCATAGAGGGAACTATATATGGTTCAATAATTGAAAAGAATTTCTTATTGCTACCTTTTTGCAAAACTAAACTTGGATAGTTTCTATGCCATCTGACTTCAAAGTGTATCTTATATTTTTCGGCAAGCCATCCCTGCAACATTCCATTAGTTCTAGTATCAAATCCACAAGTGGCTATTTTAACTTGTTGCTCTTCTTTGGATATTCCCCCGTCATCCATATACCAGACAGCAACGGCTAAATCATCAATCCACTCTAAAGCTTCCACTGGAATTATCTTTTTGTCTTTTGGATAGAATACACCACGATAAAATCCGAGTTGTGGCAGAGCTCTGCTTTTCATATAAACTACTGTTCCTTTATGTCCAATAGATATATCTTTTATGAAAGGATACATCTTAGTTTGCTTCCAGCTCAAGTAATCTATTTGATGTATAGAGTGTGTTTCTGTCCAAATTGGATTTCGGGAACTTCGTTTCAAAACACATCCATCGCCCAATATGCTTCCAAGTAATATCTGCTCTTGTTCTGGAGTGAACATCATCTTGGCTTCTTCTACATATAAGTCTATGCGCCGTCTAGATGGCATACCAAACTTGCGACATATATCTATTATAACTGTGCCATCAGAATAGCCCAAACGGGCGGCAATGTGCTCTACTGGAATTTGCTCTACCAAATATAATTGATAAAGTTTCTTCCACAATTCACGGTTAGTAGCAATGCTTTTGCTCATTATTTCCTCTATTTAATTAGGACTCTGGAATTCTCTTAAGTTCATCTTCCAGTGTCGGACTATCGCTTCACCTTGTTAAGGTGTCTTCTCGTTTAGTCTCTGCGGGTGGCTTTTGCCTTCCCTCTGATTATCCTGACGGATTTCCAGCTTTTATTAGAGAAGATTTTATTACGGCACATATTTACATACCGTAGTATTCGCAGTCCATCGTGACAGTAGAAATCGTGGGAACATCGTGCGCTGGAGGGGTTGAACCTTCTCCTAACGCAGACGATACGACAGAGAGCGCATTATATTTCAGTTTGTTACTATTGACAAATTATGTCAACGGGCTGACTATTTCTATCAGCCTCTTCACTTTCCTATTCTAGTTATTTGTGAAGTTCGGACTATCTCATTACCTTTTAAGGTAGTCTGTCTATAGTCTCTACACCTTCCCTTTTGGGGCTTGGCTCGGGATTATCATCTTCAGGACTTCCCCCGAATTTACAGACTTTTCACTTTGCCTTTTCAGACAAAGGGCGCAAATTCTTTACGCAACTCGTAGTCTCCCCAACGACTTAGATTAGCATGCATACCCCAGCGGGCATGCAGTAGGCGAGGCAGGGCTCTGGACAAAAGACGCTTTTCGTAAAGTGTCTTTATGCCACTTGACATAGTAGTACTTGAAACTATATCAGCCATTTAATTAACCTCCTGAGAAAAGTAATGGTTACTTTTCAGTTTCTAATGATTTTGCTATGTCATCAAAGACTTCTCTTGGTATGCTTCCGCTAGCAATTCCCGTCCAGAACGCTTCTGTATTGCCTTCGGCATATTTGTCAATGGCTTTTTTCAGCGTCAGGGAACGGTCTATGCTACCAGTACTAGGCTTAGCAGTCTCAGGGGGTTGTTTTGATTTCGGTTTTTGCATTGTGGTTTGTTGTGGTGCTTTCGCTTTTGCTTCCAAGGCTTTCAGTTTTTCTTCCACAGCGTTCATTCCGCTGGAGAATAATCCTTCCAATCCTTGGTCTTCAATCAGTTTGTCCGCAGGAACGCCATAACGATTGATGAAAAAATCCTTGTAAGTGTAGAACTGTTTGATGGCTTCGCGCTCGTTTTCAAGTTGCTTGATTTTATCTTGCGCTTTTCGGAAATCTTCCTTAATCTTCTTCTGCTCATAAACAGTCCTGTCCTCATCGTCTAACGACAATAGGCGCAGTTCTTCCAGTTCTTCCTTAATCTGGGATAGTTCTCCATCTTTCTCGCGTAGCCTCTCTGCTTCCCCTCTCTGTAGGCTGCTTTTCATCCTGCTTAGGTCTCGTTGAGCTTGTTCGTACTTAGCCTTCCAGTCCTCAGCAGGCTGTGCGACTTGCTCCTCGTCAACCACATCTTCGGTGGGCGTCTCCTGTGCGGAAACCACACCATCCTCAAGCGTCTCCTGCTCGGAAACCTCTTGGAGTTCTTCTTCTGCGGTAACAGAAGTTTTGTCTTTGTTCATTGTTAAAGTCCTCCATGACTTATAGGGGTATCCACCCCTAACCTATTAATTATACCACATATTGGTATTTTTGTCAAGTATTAAGTAACGGTTGCTTCGCTATCCTCCTTCCACCTCCGCCGCCTCTAAATAGGCATTAATCTGGTCGGCGAACTCGGGGTAGCGTTCTGCCAGTCTTTGTAGATACCCTATCGCCGCCTCACTTAGTGGCTGGTTGTATTCGGCTTCGTTGAAAATCTCTTCTCGTAATACTACAGATGTCTTATCCCATAAATCTGCCGACCACTTCGGCATACCAGAAACTCCGCCCGAGCCTAATTTCTTGGTGTCCAGTAGTTCTCGGGAATCGGTAGTGGAACGCCTGCCTAATGGGATAAATGCGCCTGTGGGAGTAACGGTTGCTTTCTTTGTGCTACCACCCCCTCCGCTTCTGCTATATCCTCCACCTCCCCCACCACTAGATGACTTATAGACATAAAATTCAGCCCACTCTGGATTCATTTTTGCATAGGTATCTTTCATTGTATAATATTGTTGTATCCGCTTCCAGTTTTCTGGGTATTCCTTTCTCCATGTACGCTGTAAGGTTGATGTTTCTAGCCCCACATATTCATAATATATATCCCAAAAGCCCACTCCAAGTTCTACCTCAACCATTTTCTTGAATTTATCGTCCATCTCATCTGCGTATGCCCGTACTGCCAGCTGTTGTCCCTGCAACGGCTCAACCCCTATTAACATAACTGCCTTCCGCAAATCCTCAACAAACTTTTCAAAGGCGTCTTCGGATTCAAAAGAACGGTGAGATGTTATATATTTTGCGCTACTAATATCATAAAATTCTTCTATTAGTGTTGGATTGCCTCCTATTTGTATCATTGCCTTTTTCAATTCAGATTTCATATTGGATGGGACCCACCCCAATAAATCAAATGCCTCACTATATAAGGATTCAAGATTAGTTCTCCCTAATTCTTGATATTCCTGTAATCCCAGCACATCTCTCTTTGTTTCATCAGGAGTAAGTAAAGCGCGCCGTATATCTTCTCGCAGGAATTTATCCCCATATATTGCTTTTACTTCATTAATAATATCTTCATGGGTAGGCTTAGGATTTTTCTCTAAGAATTGCTCCCGTGCATACATATATTGCTCACCAGATAATCCGTCAATAGTGGCATAAAATTTATCTAAAAATAGGGAACGCCATGCGTTCACAATCGCATCATCAATATCATCCTTTTCAAGTTGCCATGCTTTATATCCTGCATCTCCTGTTTCACTTACTAATCTTTGAACAATCCCACTTGTATCCTGTTCCCCAAACTTGTTTGGCATCTTATTAATAAAATTAATATTGAAAATTGGGGCAAGTTCCTGCGCTAATTTAGGTAAATTCTTAAGCCAGCTCTCCTCCCGTTCTTTCCACACCTCATACTTTTCATCATTCTCATAATCTCTATAAGGGTAAGTTGCGCGCAGGAAATACCACCAAGCATCCCGATAATGATTGAATATCAGCGACTCTGGTTTATATCCTAATGTCCAATCCCTATCTACTAAAGCGTATGCTATACTTGTTTCTAATACGGCACGCTCCTCCCACAGTTTTTTGCGGGCTTCTTCTAAAAGGGGGTCTCTATATTCTGAACCAACGGGGTGGGCTCTTACAGTATCACGGTACTCACTATATATTATATCTAATTGCTCATAAAACCCACGCGTTTGTACTTCTTTATCAATATTGGCAGTAATCTGCTTAATTCTTTCCTCTCCATAAATAGGCTCGCCTGTTTGTGGGTCAACCACCCAACTAAAAGCGTTGCGCACAGAATACAATCTTCCCATGGGAGAGTTATATCTAAAATCATTGTAATAACCGTATATCTGTTCTGAGTTCATATAAGGATAAAATGTTTGTGCCAAGACTTCATCCGCAATAGACGCCCGTGTTAAATTTATGGAATTTTGCAGTGCGGTTAATTCCGCCTGCGCAGGGGAAATTGCTTTGGAATACATACCAGTGAACCAGCCAGCAAGCTGTTTGAAATAATCAGTCTGCTCAACTGTAGCAACTGCTTCATCATAAATATAATTCCCCTCCCGTTCACGCAATACTCGCTCTAATTCCTCATTCAATCTATACTTCTCTTCTTGTGATGGGGCGTCTTTTATCCGTATATAATATTCTTTAGAGATGGCATCCTCTACCAGAAAATGAAACCATTTTAAACGGGAGTACCCTGTATCTGGCAATTCCGCCCCAGTAATTTTATCTAACTTGCCCATTAACCAACGCCAAGCATTTGGTGGAAGTAAATCTGGGGGAACAATAAGAGATGTTCCATAATATAAAACCTTCTGCCCAGTTCCCCATGTACTATATGGGTCTGTATAGCCAAAGGCAGTAAGGATTAAATCTAGCATAGGGCTCATGCCGAAGCCATGCAACTGCGCTCTGTTCCTAATATTATTAATTCCTACTTCTAGTCCACCTAAATCTCTTTCATCATAATCAAATTGAGAAACACGATTGGGGGTAAAGAAGTATCGGAAGAACGGAATAGCGGAGTCAAGGGCTACCCAGTGTTCAGACCCCGCAATATTAAATAGGGGTAATTTCCCTATCAATGATGGCAGTTGCTCCCCTTTACGGTTTGTAAGCCCGCGCTCATACGCTAGCGTTCTACTGAATTTGATAATACGGGCATACGCCGCTACTAGCTCGGGATGCTCCACCGCTATTCTAAACCACGCTGCCCCACCCCTTGTAGAAAACATCCAGAATGGTACAAAAGAGCGAGCAAACTGGTCTATTACTGTTTCATTCGGCACGCGCATCCTTTGGCGCATATAAGGAATTGCTCCCTCTTGTACAAACACTAAATCATCAATCATGCCCCCATTCCATAAGGCGTCTTCCATTTGCGCAAGTTTCTTTGCAGCCACTTGTGTGGCTTCTACTGCCACATCTATATCTTTTACTATCTTCTTATTTAGTTTCCTTGCTATTGTTCTCCAATCGTCCAGCAATCGTTGTAGAGCTTCATGCTGTGATGCGTTTGCCACCTTATGTTCCACCCATGCTAATATCTCTGGCTCTAGCATATCGTGAACGATGGGAGAGGAAATGACCTCATCCCCCACTAAATAATTGTGTACATAATTATCAACTCTATGTGTAAGGTCTTGTTGAAGCTCCTGAAGAATTTTTGCTGCTTCATCTTTCCGTCCCCCAACCTGTTTTCTTATCTGTTCCATTACATCATCATAGGTTAAGTCGTCAATGGACTTTCCAAGCGCAACTTCAAGGTGCTCCCGAATGGTCTTTTCCGCATTAAAATTAGTGCCATCAACATAAGAATGGAAGAACTCATTAGCCTGTTTTGCTGCGTCTTCTGGTGACACCTTCATCATAATAGGCTCAGCATTTACTGCCCGCTTCTTCATTTCAAAAAGGTCTGCGCGAGATGTAGTTAATGATGCCTCCAATATTTCTTGACTTTTAATTCCTGTAAAACTGTCGTCAATAAAACGGCTCAAGTATGGATGTAATACGGGTTCACCAGATGCCCCAAACAGAGTGGCATAAGATTTCCTTGTTCCAGTAGCGGAATCAAGAATATCCATTCTTATAACTCTACCTGCATCATCTACTGCAAGGTCAATACCCCACCAATTTATCATATTTCTGAAACTGGGGATTGTAACTTCCTGTCCCGCCTTTATTCCAGTTACGAAATCATCTAAGGCATTGCCCGCATTTGTTATATAGTCTGTCTTTAATTTATTAAGTTCAGCATAAGCAATCTTTTTTGCTTTTCTGTCTTTTGTAATCAAATACCCTGGATACACAGTATTCAAATAATCATTCATTCTGGAATACTGCTGACCAATCGTTTCCTGCATATTGGCAAGTGCGTGTCTGCGTTCAACTGCTCCAGCTCGTTGTTGTAAAAGTTCATCGGGCACATTTCCTTTCATGCCCTTAATCTGCGCGTCCATTCCTGCAATATTCTCATCTAGATTTTCAACTATCCCCTGTACTTCCCCTCGTGCATTGCGGTACTTATTAGATATAGCGTGCATCTCTTCAAGTTCGGGGGTTGAAATCTCATATTCTTTTATCAATCTTTGTCGCTCAAACTCAGGCAGGTCATACCATGTATTGGAGTTTGCCATCTTTTCAAAGTCTTGGCTAAATTGCATTTTCTCCCCTTCGCCTGCATGTACAGTACGGGCGGTGTCATCTGGTAATTCATTAATCTTCCGCAAAAGGTCATCATCCGTTATTTGGTATTTCTTAGAACTTGGGCGCAAGGAGCTGTATAATTCATTGGACGCCTGCTCTACGGACTTCTTTGCAATATCTATACCATTATCATCAAAAATCTGCTGTAAGGTCTGGTCTTGAATTTTCTCTTTGAAGCTTTTTCTAATTGTACCGTCTTGAATTTCATCTAATAACACTCTAGTATTATTAGACACGGGACGGATGGTAGCCTGATTTGGAAAGTTTGCAAACCCATTAATTCCCTCTGGATTAACAATTTCATTTATCTCAAAGGTAACCACCTTTTTATACTCAGCAAAGAAATCATCAATTTTCTTGGGGGTAATTTCTTGTCCATTTGCTTTTAGTCGTGTAACATAATCATTTAAATCTGAGTCCACTTTTCTCAAAAAGACATCTTGGTCCTGTGGGGACAAACCAGTATTCTTAATCTTCTGTCGTATCTCATCAGGAATCCAAGAAGTTACGCTTTTGCTTCCAGATAATTGTTCAAATGTTTTTGAGCTACCCCTTGAGCGATTCCAATTATTCTCAACAATATATTTCTGTATATCTATAGCTTCATCAGAAAAACCCTTCGCTCTTAATACATCATCAATATCATCCAAGGTGCGCATCAATACGGCATTGTTGACCGCCTCATAATTTTTTAAGTACTGGGCATCCGCAACCATCGCCTGTGTTAGTGTTTCATTAATAGAAGTTAAATCCGCTCCTGATTTCCCAAGTACTTCTATTGGGGTAAATGCAATGTCTTTCCCTCTCCAAACTGCTGCGCCTAAATTATCTGCGCCCTTTATGTCTTTTAGCCAGTCGCTCCATTTCTGCTTCCAGTTCTTGCTGAATAATTGAGAAAAAGTACCAGGCGTTGCTATCCACGATTTTGGATTTTCCTTGAGAAAATCCAATAAGGTTGTAACCTCATTACGAGTTAGTGAAAAGGCTATTGGGTCAAGCCCTCGCCGAGCCCCAGCAGGTAAATCTAAAACTCGTTCAATAAGCTCTGGAGATAATTTATGGAAGTCTATAATGCCCCCAGCCACATTCTTTCCGCGTGCAAAAGAATAAAATAACATATTCTCAACTGGCTGATATACACCATAAAATGCGGGCTTGATAAGCAAAATATTATTTACCCATCTTGAAAAGGTACGATACCAGAAGTTGGACACGGTATCAAACACAGCCTGAACATTATGTCCCATAACCTTGCCTGCTACGCCAGTAAGATGGTCATTCATAATTTTAGACCCAGTCCACGCAAGGTTATCCGCAACAATTTTATCGTGAAATTTCCTGCCAATCGCAGCACTTATGTCTGCATATCTTATAGAGCTTCTTGCCTGTTCTAATGCCCGCGCATATACATCATCCGTCATTGCTTTTGCAATCTCTATTGAAATTTCACCTGTCGCGGCTTTTGTATTTATTTGGGCGATTTCATCCATATTAATAAGCTTATCGGCTCTTATCTCAACAAGGTCGTCAAAAGTAGAATTGAATAAATCTTTCCAGTCTAATTTTTCTGCGTCCCCCAAATTAGTTAGTGGATTATAATAATCAACCATCTTTGACGCAATTTCTACTCTCTGCTTACTAATAAATCTTGGGGGGTATTTACCAGACTCCTGTAAAATACTTGTTATCTCGTCTGTGTTTTTCCCCGCTGCTTTTAAGTTCGCAATGTCTTCTCCCAAATCTGCCAACTTATTCAGCCGACTTCCACTGCCTACAAACCCTTCCCCTCCATATATTCTTCCTATTAGATAGTCAACATCTTGCCCCATAACTTTGGCAGCCTGTTTCTTTGACCATAAGGATATTCCATTAAACTTTCCAAGAAAATCTACCGCCGCTATAATTGATGGATTGTTAGATACTTTTACAAGGTCGCTAGCATATTGAATTGCGCCTCTTCCCCCGCGAATCATAAACTCCATTGTATCCATTTTTTCAAACCCAGGAACATAGGTGCGCAATCCGTGCGTCAGTTGCCCTTCTGGTAATTTACTGGCAAGCTGCCCAACTGGAATATTGGACACTACATCCAGCACATCAAATGCAAATTCTGCTACTACTTCAACTCCAGGCTTCTCAAACTTTTCTCGTAGTTGCCTTGTTTCAAAGCCAGTTAAGGGGTTTCCTCCCTGTAATTCAGCCAGTCCTTTCGCCACAAAAAATTGCTGTCGCCTTTCTGGATATGCTAGCCAACTCCATGAAAAATTGGGGTCTTTTATTCCTGTTTGAGATTCTAATTCATACGCAGTAGTTAATGTAGTAAGTGCAGTTTCCAGCTCCCCATTTTTATATTGCTCATACGCTAAGTTGTGCATGTTGGCAGCCGCCGCCAACCTTGCAGCATCATTCTGATAATCCTCAATATATTTTGGCTTATGTGTAATTACATCCCACACATTTTCCAGTACACTTGCCGCCGCTTTATAATATTCCTTTTTCTTCTCGTCCCAAGTCTCTACCAGTTCTTCCATTGCATCTGCTACATCCCCCAAATGCTCTCGCTTACCAAGAAGCCCCTTGCGCATTTTATGAATATCTCTCAAAACCTCTTCATCCCCACCCGCCAGCTTCTTTAGTTCCCACTCATGCTGTTCTCTTAAGTTCTTTACTCTATTAGGATTAATGGCGTTTAGTAATACTACACCAGCATCATTCAAATAATTTGCTATAACTCCAAGCCCAACTCTACCCCCCGCCCATATCGCCCCCAGCACTCGGGGGATTGTAGCTTCTTCATGCATAAGACCGCTGGCAATCTCTTTTTGCCATGCGTCAACTCCACCTAACTGCCATAGAATACTTTTATCACTATAGGTGAGGGCTTCTTCTCTCGCATTTACGCCTGGAAACCATACAGTCGTTCCCTCTTCCGCTTCTCCTCCATAAAGACTTTCCTTCAGTGCTTCGGGGGTAACTTCCTCATACTTTATATCTAATAATTTGCGCCGTAATAGTTCATCATTGCCAATTACATATAAGGGATAAGAAGTGAGAAAATTAAATACCTCACTAGCAAAATCCAAATTCATATATGCGGGGCGGTCGGAATCTATTTCCTTATTAATAGATAGTGAACCGTTCTTGTCCCAGAATAAAGGATAGTCGGTCTGCTTCCCAGTAATCTTCCCCCCTACTTGGTCAAAATATAGACGGTCGCGGAATTGTAAATCCAAATCAAAATCAGTTACCAGCCCAGTTTCGCTTTTTGGTATCTTGTTATATAAGTCTTGTGACCGTGCAGAAAAGATTGCACCTATAGGAACACCAGACGCATAATCTGCTAAAAGTTTTTCTATGCGGTCAGCTCCCAATATCTTTTCTTCTGCTCGCTGAATTGGGCGTAATATTTCAACAGGTGTTCCTTTTACCCCTTTGTCCTCTAACAATAGAGTAGGCTCTATTGTGGTCTTATCCTTTATCTGTATAGTAGTAGGATAAATAGGAGTTAGTTGTTTATCTAGTTGCTGTGCCCTACCAGTTGCAAATGATTTCAATTTATCCCACCATGGGGCTTGCGGTTGAGGTTGACCAACAGCACCAAGAACCCCTCCCTTTAATGTGGGGGCAGGGGTTTTCTTTAATGACTGTATTACAGACTGAAAATTGGGGGATTGCCAGAATTTGGTTACAGGCGTGGTAGTAGGCGCAGGTTTTGCGCCCACACTAGCCGTACCAATGGCTACAGGCTTAATTGGCTCTTGTGCCATAAATTAATGTCCTTTATAAGTAACGGTTACTTAGAATAACTGCGGGTTTGGTGTACCAAACACATACTTCCCGCCCGCCTTGCTGATAGGCAATACCTGTCCAGCGGTGAAGTAGGGGGTTGCCAGCCGTTCCACCAATCCCTGATATGCACTCAATTCCCCGCTTTTGGCTTCCGCCAGTAGGGGGTCTAACTGCGCTTGCATCTCTGTTGCCTGCTGGCGGGTCTGTCGTTCCCCCTCCCCCGCTCCGCCATAATCTTGCAGTACATCCAGAAGATTGCGCAAGTACTGGTATCCAGCACCAAAGTCCTGCGGTGTTTCAATCCCCAGTACTTCCTGTACCTTGCTCAAAGTGCCGAGAGCCTGTTCCGCCCTCTCTTTAGAAGAGAACATATCCCGTATCTCGGTTGTCATTTTTGAGGGGGCTTCGCCAAACTCTACTTCCTCTGGGTTATAACCAAATTCCCCACCTGTTGCACGATAGAGATTGCTGGCTACCGAACGCTGGTCTTCTGGGGATAACGATGGTATCAGGGCATTGATAAGGGTAAAATAATCTGCTTCTGGTGAGCGGGCACTGGGTACATACCCACGCCACCATGGGGGAGCATTATCTACTGTATAGCCCTCTGACCAAGTAATGGGAGGAGCGCCTCCGCCACCTCCTCCTCCACCTCCACCATAATTTGTAGTAGGCGCAGTAATACCCAAATCCTTTTCAAGTTGTGCAACGGGTGTCCACATATAACTTGCTCCACCAACAGCGGGCACATATCCAGTTAAATACCCTCCCATTGGATTAATGTATTGTCCCGCCCCAACTTGCGGACTAGTATATTTTTTAAGGAAATCTTCATAATTATAAGTCGGGGCTGCTGGGGTAGTAGTTGGTGCAGTGGCTTTTGTTGTAGTAGTAGATTTCGTTGGGGTAGTGCTGAATGTCCAGTTAACTGGGTCTAATGTTCTTGCCATTATTTCCCTCCTTTAATGCGCTTCCTCTCCATCGTTTCAATATACTCAATCACATTTTCCTGACCATACATCTGTGACAGTTTGGCAAAGTCATTCTCATTCAAACTGCGGTATAGAGCAAGGTCTTTATCCAGTTCACCCCCGACCGCCTTACTCACATTCTGAATAGCAGAAGGGGCTGCCTTGTTAATACGATTAAACATTTTCTCCTCCAATCTGACCCTGCATACCAGCAGCCGTGTTCAATCTCTGTTCCACATCCTGCATAATATCAGAGCCAGGGAAGTTGCCAGCAGATTGTGAGGCTTCCCCTGTCGGGGACTGCACACCCATCAACTGCTCTGGGTTATTCGGCTCGGTGGGGCGACCACCCATTCCATACACCTGTTGCTGTAAAACGGTCAGCATTTGTTGTGCCATTTCTGCGTCATCGCCACCCTCCACAATAATATTGTTGAGTTCTTTCATCATAGCAAATTGTACAGCAATGGGGTGGGTTTCCAACTGCTCAATAATCTTCTGTATCCGCTCATCATCTGGCTGTTGCACGCCAAGGTAATCTTCCATAATGCGCCTTGCAGATAAGAAGGCTGCCGCTTGTGTTGCCATAGCGTGGTTGCGCACTCTCTCATTCGGAAACTCTGGCTCAATCTTACAGCGTACATGATAGCCAAGCAGGTCAATGCCAGGGATTATTTCTGCAAAGTCCACTCCCCGATTATGTCCGTACATTTCAAAGCTGGCATCTATGCCGAACTCTTTTACCAAATCCAACCACTGCCTTGCTGACCAAGTCCATAAATTCTCTAAATGGGTAATGGCGGTGGTAAGGCGCAGTCTGTTCTGGTCGCCTAATTGGGATAATGCATAACCAGAGATACCACTTGGACCTTGTCCGTACATTACATCGCTAAAGCCTGATTGTTGAATACGGGAGCGCAGTAATTCCACATGCCGTTCAAAATCAGGAGGAGTGCCTTCCCATCTTGGGAAACCTGCATCCTCATCCAATCCCAGCGAAACACTGCGACCTACTGCGGGGTCAATCTTGATAGGGCGTTTATCCCTTGTACGGATAATCATAGGAAGGGAACTGTAGGTTTGAAGCAGTTTCTTCCTCATATTAATAGTATTCTCTAACTCCATAATAGTATGTTCGGCAGGGGATAAAATGCTGTGCCACATCTTGCTGTCCTGCATAGAGGTAGGATTGTAGAAGTTTATCTTGTAGGGCAGGTCATTATAGCCTTCCATTACACGCAGTTCTGATAACATCTGGTTTTCAAAGAGCTGGGCGTTGCGTACTACCAGTTTGCGTTTGGCTTCCTTCAACTGCTCGGCGTTTTCAATTTCCTCTCCACTCTCAATATTCTCTACAACTGTTTCAATAGCCAAATCCCAGTAATCTATAAACTCGCCTTTGAGGTCTATCTTCTCGGTTTTGGTCTTGGTTTTATACTGCTTTATCTCTACATCATAGGTCTGCTCTATATCATATATGCTCATATCCTCTTTGCGGGCAATCATCAGCCAGCGTCTAGGTCCACCAGGGAGCACAAATATCTTCAGTGGGTCAATCACATCCACCCGCAGGGGCAGTTCGTAAAATACCTTTTCCTCTATAAACTCCCCATTCTCATCTACATCTACATTGCGGATTTCAAAACAACTGTCGTGTATATCCGTATCCCAACGGGAATACAGACAACTGCCTCCATCACGCACAAAATTAATATGCGTTTCATACTTCAAATCCGCCTGAGAACGGTCTGAATTAATATCTATCACGCCCGCAATAAATTTCTCTATCAGGCTGGACTTCCCCTGTTCGTTGCTGGATGGGCGCAATCCCTGTGCCCGCCACACAAACTCATTGGATTGCAAAATACCAACAGCCAAATCTACGGTGTTGGTATAGGTGGGGTCAACATATCTATCCTCGCCTGGCTTCGGTTTCTTCTCATAATGGTCAAACGAATAGCGTCTGCGCCACCTGTCAATGTTCTTGTGCCAGCCAACCGAAAAGTCTTTTGCTAAATTCAAGCGAATAAGAATATCGCTTATGTCCTTATAATCTTCTGCCATATCTCTCCTTATGTGCGCAGTTCTAACGGCAACTTACTCTGGTCTTGATTTGACACACTATCCCAAGCGGAAAGTGAGCCAAACGGCGACTCAATCACAATAGGCTCACCAATAATGTCTATAGATTTGGTGGCTCGGTAAGTTGCTATCGCCAGCGCAATGGAAGCATCTATCTTCTTGCCTGCCATACGCCGATTTGATTTGTCCTTTACAATACGAAAGCCCCGACTGGTATGGACAGCCACAGCGTTCTGTAGATGTTCCTTAATGTCTGGGGCTGGATATGCCCATAAATTACCTGCATATAATAGGTCATATAAGTTCTGGGATGCGGCAACCATGCTGGATTCCGCCTGTGTAAATTCATTGGTGGGAAGCCCCATTCTATCTAATGAGGTCATTACCTGTACCAACTGTGTTGGGTCATAAGATAAATCCTCTATCCGATATATCTTCTTCTGCTCTAATATGTAATCTTCAATTACTTCTGGGGAAAGCACATCCCCTGCTACGGGTGTCCAAATCTTGTGGAATAATACAATAACTTTGCCGATAGCCGAATCAACCGTTACTCCCACAATGGCGGTACAGTCGTGCTTCGTGCCACCATCAACCCCAATATATACAGGATAAGTGCGGTAGGGATGCTCCTTCCATAAATCCGCAGATTGCTCAAAATGAGTTTCGGCAGCCTCCCACAGGTTGATGGGGATAAATGTTTCGTTGGAAGTTACCCAGCGATTCTCATGCAAACGCAGATAATTGGAAGGGCGCATTACTGTATATTGAGAATCGTAATATTCGTCGGTGACCCAAGGCATACGTGGCTCGTGATTCCAGTAACAAAAATATGCAGTGCCATTGTGATAACAGGGAAGCGGGTCTAGTTCTTTGACAATCTCACCCTTACCCTCTGGGTCTTCCTCTTTGCTAACTGACTCTAAATAAATATCATGTAGTAAATTAGATTCACCTAGAAAGCCCGCATAAGAAGCCACGAGTCTTAAAGATTCGGGAACAGTAGGAATATCGGTAAGTTCTTCCCATCTTCTATAATCATCCTCCGAAGTTCCTCCCCACAATTCATCAAATACCACTAGCCCGTGGCGGCCTCCAGCATTGGAAGTATAATTCTTAGTGAGAATGATAATGGTTGTGCCATTATCCAACTCAATGCGACCTTTATATGGTTTGGCTTTTTCTGTGTGAGTATAATGAAAGCGCAGGTCTTTATAAATTAGTCTGGCGGATTGGTCTTCAGAATTTGCACAGATAAATATCTCGCTGTCGGGGGGTGCCATCTCCGCATACCAAGCGGTAATGGCTGCACTTATCGCTGTTTTGCCTGATTTTTTGACGTCAGATAATATTACTGTAGTATAAGGGAATTTGCCTTCTTCATCCTGTCGCAGTGCAAATTGAAGAATACGCTTCCAATGGTCGGCAAGAAATAGTTTGCCTCTTCCTGTGTACTTACCTTTTTCAAAATCCCATGCATTATGTATCCAAAATCCATGCTCGGGGGAATCTGTCCAATCTACGAAGGGGAGGTCAAACTTTGCCATAAGCGGGTCGCTAACCTATTAATTATACCATAAAACTCCTAAAAAGTCAAGGGTAGAAACCAACATAGTATTATTTGTGTATAGATAATACCTTATTTATGGTATTATCTATACATGGAAAGTACATATTTAAAAGCATCAGCCCCCCAATAAAATAAGTGTGGGGGGCGTCAGACCTTTATCTACTCATGGTAGATAAGGATTAGGGGGCGGGTTTTACGCC